CCTGCATAGCGCCCGCCGCGTGGGTCTGCTTCAACTCCGGATGCAGCAGCTCGGCCATCCAGTCTCCCATGGCACGACCACCGCGGGCAAGGCGTTCGATGTCCCCGATCAGCATGTGGACCACGCCGGCCACTTCCCGGAACAACTCCTTGGTCGGCTCGATGAATTCCTTGATCCCGGCGAGGGCGTCGAGCGCATCGGTGCGCACCATCTTCCAGTCGATCTCTTTCACCGCGTGCGCGACTTCGCTGAAGATGTCCGACATGCCCGCCATGATTCCAGCGCCGCCCTTGTCGGGGGAAAATGCATCGAGGATGCCCTCGAATGCCCTGGACAGCTCGGCCATGCCCGGCGAGTGCGCCATGCCCTCCATCATCTTGGTGGGCAGTTCCTTCAGGTGCTCAAGCTGGGCTTCCATCCCGTGGCCCATGTTCGCGGCCGATGCGCCCAGGTGCCTGTGCGTAGCCGCTTCAACGGAGCGGAGCACGCCCTCGAACTCTTCCTTGAAGGGGATGGTGCCCTTTTCCAGCCCTTCCTTGACCGCCTTCGCGCTCTTGCCCGACAGTTGACCGATATTCGTCAGAACATCTTCATAGTTCAGCCCCATGTGCATTATCGAGCGCTTGTCGATGGTGCCGGCCATCTTCATCCGCTTGAGTGCGCTCAGCATGCCCTCGGCGCCCTCGAGTTTATCGGTGCTCAGCGAAGCCGCGTCGCCAATGGCGGCCATGGCGTTCTTGAAGTCGTCCCCTTCGAACTTGGCCTTGCTCAGCGCCGCACCGAAGTCGAGCGTCTTCTTCTCGCCAAACTCGGTTCTTTGGCTCCACTGATCGAGGAACTCCAGCATCTCCTTGCCGTTGTCCTCGCCGAGTAGGTTTGAGAAAACACTCTCGGTGCGCTGCTTCTCGGATGCCTTCTCGATGGTTTCGAGCATCACCTCGCCGAGGGTCTTGATGCCTTCGAGCGCCAGCTCGGCGCCCATCTTCAGACCCTCCAGGGCGAACTCGGCGGTGAATATTTCCCCCACGAGCCCATGCATATCTGCGTGGCCGGTTTCGCGCAGATGCTCGTTCGTCGCGCGCGCCGCCTTCCCAACGTCCTGCAAGGCATGGGTGGCCGCCGAGGCACCCTGGGTCTTGCCGTCGAGCTCTATGAGAAAGCGTATTCCGTCACTCACGCGTCATCCCTTGCTCATGGCCTTTGCCCAAGCGCAGGCGATTTGCGCGAGGGCTTCAAGATCGGAGATGGCGCCAGCCATCAGCATGGCGCCCGCGAATTCTTGCGGCGAAACGTCCGATCCGGGTTCCCCCCGATCGCGAAATGCGATCAGCGCTTCAGCCATCTGGATAACGTCCTTCCGGGCTGTGCGCCAGTCCGCTACAGCCGCCTTACTTTTTTTGCTTTCTCCAGGCCGGCATAGACCACCAGCTGGTCGCCGAGATTTTCAAGCAACGCCGGCTTTTCGGACAGGAGTGCCAGAAGGACGTCGCGCGATGGATAGATCACGCACGAAACGACGAGTGGCTGTATGGCGTTCGCCACCACTCGCGGATCCTTCGACGATTGCTCGCTTCGAAAGCGCGACCACTCGGCAGAATTCGGCCGGCGGAATGCGATGGTTGGACCATCCTTCCCATCGTCGCTGGTCGTGATGGCCAGGCAATGGTCGAGCCCAAGCGCCTGCCTCGCGGAGACGATGGCTTTCTCTTCCTCGGTGAGCGTGTCTTTGTTTTCTTCGATCATGTGGGGTTACCTCTTTCCACGTGAAACAGAGCTCAGACCAACCCGACGCTTACGAACACGCCGACGTTGTCCGACGAAAGCTGGCGATAGCCTTTGTTGCCGGGCTTCTTGCCCCACGTGATCTCCATGATGTCGAGCTGCACGGGGACCACCAGCGGGTCGGTACCTTCGGAGCCGCCGCCCTCTGGGCTGTGAATACGCACGCCTTTGAGAATGTCAGAAGTTGTGAGCAGCGGATTACTCGGCTCGCGATAGCTGACCGTGATCGGAAGAATCATCTCCGAAAAACCGACGGTTCCGCCGATGGTCAGCACGTCTTGCATGATGGCGTCCCACGAGGAGCGGTAGATCTCCCAGGTGCCAGTTGGGTCGATGGTTCCACGCGTGCGGATGATCTTCCGACCGGACGTGCCGAAGCCCTTCCCCATCGTCAGCGGCTCGCTGTATTTGATCGACTTCGTGCCCACGACGCTCTTGAGCCCGCCGATTGAGATCTCGACCGAGGCCCACGAAAACTCAAAGCCGGTGTCATCGGGGTAATTCAGGATGCTGTCTGTGTAGCTCATTGATGCCTCCTGCTAGCTGAGCAGCGGGTTGGTAAAGCCAATGTTGACGTTGATGGCTTCGGAATATCCAAAGGGGACGATCTGTACCGAAGCATTCAGGATCTTGCTGCTGAGCAGGTTGTTGGTCGGGTCCAACACCACGCCCTTGATGGCGCTACATTCGTTGGTAGATGTCCCAGGGGAACCAGTGAGCTGACTTTCCAATTCCGTCTCGACATCGCCCTCGACCTTGGCGGCGTCGCCCTGGTCGATGTGGCCTGTCTTCGGATCGATCCGCCACTTCCCGTTCAGCTTCTTGAAGAATTCAGACTGGGCAATGGTTGCCGCTGCGTCGATAACGCGGACGAACTGAACCTCCGCATAGTCAGAGGTCGGAGAGTCCATCGTGTTGCCGCACGTGATGAAGTAGCCGGAAATGCCGATGTAAGTGCAGCTGGTGACGAAGCGGCTCGAATCGAAGGCGTCGGCCGTTGCAATACCAGCCTGGCTCTTGTCGATCGCCGTGATGTTCGGACGAGCACCCGCCTCGACGGCACCGGGGTGATCCGAGTACATCGAAGAGGCGAGCCGCTGGCAGTAGTCCCACGCCTTGTTACGCGGCAAAGTGAGCGAGGTCAGCTGCGACACCATGGAATCGTTGCCGATGCAGACCTGGGTGCGCCCGGTGTTGCTTTGGAAGCTGGCGAATGCCGCCGTGATGGTCGCGTCCGCCTCGGTGTCTGGGCATTCCGAGACGCCGAACACGTAGCGGTTGAGATTGGTTTGCGCCCCTTGCATCTGGCCGTCGAGCATCGTTGCCAGCGTCACCGCCAGCGCCGCCGTGGCGGGGGTTCCGATGATGTGGACTCCCTCCCACAGATTCGGCGAGGCCAGTGCGGCCACGACGCCAGCCTGTGCTGTGGTCGAGTTGAAGGCCGGTGGCACCGCCGTCCCGGCGTAGGTGTCTTCCGCCACGTAGGCGGCGCTGGTGAAGGCCAGGACGATGCCGGTTCCATGGATCACGTAGGTGGCCGCGGTGACGATCTGGGAAGAGGTGACGCTGCCATTGTCCAGCGAGTAGGTGAACTGGGCCGTTCCGAGCGTCCCAGCGACCGCGATGGTCACAAGCACCTGGTAGGCGTCGAGCGGCGAGTTGGCCACGGTGACGGTAGCTCCAGCGCTACCACCGAGGGTCAGGGTGCCGTTGGTTGCCACGGTATACGTGTTGCCCGAGACGTAGGCGGCAGCCCCGAATGTCATCGTGCAGAAGGTCCCAGGAACGCGGTAGACCCAGCTTGTAACCGCCGATAAAACGGGCGATCCGAACGCCCCGCCATTGACCGAGAATGCGAACTTGGCCGTTCCCAGCGCGCCGCTGGTGGTGCATTTGGCGATGACCTCCTGATGCGGGCCCACCGTCGCCGACACCACGCCGGCCCCGGCCCCGACCTGCGCGAAGGTCGCCGTGATGCTGCCCGCGCTCACCTGCGAGCACGGAACGGCGATCACCGGCTTGCCCGTCGTGGCCACGTGCTGATAGGCCGACTCACAGAGAGGGCCGCCAATCAGGGTCGCCAGCACGGCGCTCGGGCTCGAAAGCGCGAGTGCGGTGTTCTCGGCGCCACCACAGCTCAGCCCGACCAGCGCAAGGATCCCCTTACTGCTCGTCGGCGTGACGCCCAATCCGCCGTTGGTGAAATTCATCGTGAGCTTGGCTTTAGCCATGGTGTCCCCTTATCGGATCGTCCCGGCGTCGAGCTTGTCGAGCGCCGCAAGGAAAGTTGTTTCGTTGACCTGTGTTTGCTCAGTCCATCCCTCCGCGCGCAGGACCGCGGGGAGGCGCCAAGCCTTCTGATTCAGGATGAGCGGCCGGCGGCGGTCGCCGGGAAGCTGCACCGGCAGCAGCCCATGCTCCAGGGCATGCTCGCCCACGGTCTTGGGCGCGGATTCCAGTGACTGATCTGTTTCATCCATTTGCGTTCCCTCCAGAAAGAGTCGGTGTGTCAGCGGGGTTGTTCGCGCTTCCGCCATCGTCGACATCTACGCCGAGCGAAGTCGACAGCCCGCCAGATACAACTCCCTCCTTATAAAATTCCGGGAAGGTCTTGCCGACGATCCCGTCAATGGTCGGGTTGTCCTCGCGGACCAGTGGCAGGCGGAAGGCGACGACCAACTCACCGGGCATCCCAATGCCAGTGCGTCCGGCGGACGTCCACGCGAAGGACACGAATTTGTAGGACTTTCCGCTGACCTTGCGGTGGAGCGCATTCACGAGCCGCGAGAGGTAGCGCTCGGTCATGTCGCAGTCGTGAAAGATGGATTCGGCGTCGGTCCAAGTTGCGTTTGGATCGAGACCACCGAAGATCAGGAAGGACACCGGAACCCACCGCTCGAACAGCGACCCAGGCGATCCAACGCCACCACGATTCTGCGACGCAGTCCACTCCTCGTGAAGCGGGATCCAGTAGATCGCCGGAGGCGCCGCATTGGCTTGATCGTCGTTGGGGCCGAACAAATCGACCTCTGGGCTACCAAGTGCAAACTCGGCCAGCACTGCACTCGCTACCCCGCCCACATTGGCGACGTTCTCGGTGCGGGCCACGAGCAGGGACGGATCGCTCACGCCTCTGCCCCGCGTTGCATACGTCGCATGAGCCCAGCGCCCTCGGCCTGGATCATGAATCGCCACGGCTCCGGCAATCCCATCGACGCATCTGGTAGCATCATCCGCTGGGGGATGATCGTGGTGCTCGCCTGGCGTGCGGTTCTGCCAGCCATGCTCCGCGTGGCCTGCTCGCGCAAGGTGGGCTCACGCCGAATACGCGCTCCGCTCTGGTGCACCGCCGCGTATCCTGTCGGGATGACAACTCCGCCAGCATTTCCCTGCTGGATGGTCGCAGCGCTGTTCCGCATGCGTGACGTGTCGATGAGAATTTTGCCGCCCCGCGATTTCCCTCCGCGTCGCTCTACCCGCAGGCGCGCGCGCTTGTCCCGGCTGCGCTCGCGCGCCAGCGGCTTCCACGCACGTCCGTAGGGGTCTTGCTGCTTGCGGAAGCAGTCCATGGTGAGCTTGAGGCCGCCGGCCGCGACAAGCTGGGCCAGCATCGGCAGGTGCTCGTTGGCCTCCAGCCGCTTCAGCAACGCTTCCGCCCGGCTCATGGCGGCCTGTGGAATCACCACGCCAGCCACGTTACCGCCTCCCCTGAAATGGCCCCGCGGGACCGGCAGTGCCCCGGTCGTCGGCAAAGTAGCCGCGGCTGCTGTTCGAGAAAATTTGGACTGACCCGGCTGGTGCCGAAACGCCGGGGGCGGCGCTGCTCGACGAGTCCGTGACGTCCGGACTGTACTTGGCGGGCGGGATGTCCCGCAGGGTCTGCATGGAGATCTCGTACTGCTTCTCCAGCTGATCGTCCCCGGCCCTGGCCGCGTTGAATCCGCGCACCACCACGAGCTGGTACACGGCGAGGCGCGCGCAAATCAGCCCAATGTCCTCACCCCAGGCGACCAGCGGCAGCTTGTAGCGCGACCGGAGGTAACCGTCGATCGTTTTACTCGCCGCCAGGATGGCCGCCTGGAGATCGGACGGATCGATGGTCCGCAGGGCTTCCGCACGTATCCCGTACTGCGTGAGTTGGGCAGTCGTGCAGTAGCCGTCCACGGATTAGCCTCCGCGCTTGGTCGAGCCCTTGCCCGAGCCTTTGGTTTGACTGGCGGAGTCCGCAGTGGGCGGCGCGGTAAGCTGCTCTTCCAACTCGGCGATCTTCGCGGCGCTGGCGTCGTGTGCGGCGCGTAGTCGCTCGACGTATCCCTCAAGCCCCCCCTCGGTGCCAGGTGGGTTCAACCGTTCGGTCAGCTCGTCGATCTTCGCATTGGCCTCCGAGAGCGCCTCGCCGAGCTTAACAACCTCGCGCTCAGCCAGGGACGCGCGCGCATCGTTGCTGGTCACCTTCTCGGTTGCATCGGCGAGCTTGGCTCTGGCATCGGCGAGAGCCGCCTGTAGGGTCACAGCCTCGGCCGGCACATCGCCGACGGGCCTCACGGTCAATTGCTTGTCGCTGGAGATTCGCGCCCAAGCCTTGCTCCCGATCTGCGTCGGGTGCGGAAACGTGCGCTTCTCGTCGCCGTCCGGGCTGATCCGCTCCGTGACCGTGGGGCACTCGTCTTGGTCGAGGACTTCGACCTCAACCTCTTTGCCTCCAGGCCAACGGCGGCCGGGCGTCCAGACGGCGTCGTGTCCTTGATTCGATCGATCCGGTGCTCTGACGATGTATCGCGTGCTCATATCGATAGTTACCTCTATCGGAATGCCCTCTCTCGTAAGGAGCGGTCCGCGCGCTGGGAAGAAGGCAAAGCCAGCGCGCGGACCTGGAGGAACTACGCGTGAGCTCGGACGCAGGTCCAGGGCAGGCCGTAACCGGCGGCGCCGCGGGCCTTAGATCCGTAAAGGATCTCGTCCTTGTCGAACACGTTCGGATCGTCGGGAGAGGTGCGGGCGATGAAGTCCGCGGCCTCGCGATTTTGCCAGAGGAACGGCTTCACGGCGCGTTTGGTGCACATGCCGTAGGCGGCCAGCGGGTCGCTCGTCAGGAACGGGTTGATGATGACCGTCACCATGCCGGCGTAGATGTTGAACACACCCGCCGCGGCGACGTTCTCGCTTCCCGCCACGTTCTTGATCGTCTGCGCGATGGTCTCGCTGTTGGCGAGGGTCAGCGCCGCATCCATCAGGTCAGGGCCGACCATGACGGTGTCGAGGATGACACCAAGGGGCTTGCCTCCGCCGTCCTTGAACTTCAGGGCCGCCGCCTTCATCGCCGCCCAAGTGCCCTTGGGGTTGTTGAGGAAGTCGTACGACGCGCCCGTGAGATTGTTGTCGTACGTGCCGAGCGAGCTGTCGTCGAGGTTCACCGGGTGAGCGTCGGCGAAAAACGTCTGGCCGTCCCAGCAAACCGCGGTGGTGCCGGCCTCGACCGTGAGCGACAGCTGCTGATCGGGCAGCTGCTTGGTCGACATGCCCATGTTTTCGATGACTGCGCCAAAGAAGCCGTGCTGGTCATCAGCAATCTTGGAGCGCGAGAGACCGACCGTCAGCTCGAACGGGATGTTCGTCAGGCGGTAGTCACGACCGATGGCGGACTTGACCTGACGGCTGCCTCTCCACTGTCGCATGCCTGCGAACTGCTCCAGCCACGCGTACACGTTTTCGGAGCTGCCCGAGGGCATCTCGCTCGCGAACGACGGCCAATAGACCGGCGTCACGTTGAACATGGAGGTGAACTGGAATTGATACTGGCGGAAGAGAGCGTCGAGAAGTGCGGGGGTAATGGCTGCCATGGTGATTTTCCTTTGATTGAAAGCCTTGGGTGCTTGGCCGCTCTACCGACTAGGTCGTGCGGTAGCCGCGGACGTACAACGTGCCGCCGCAGTCCGTGGTGTGAGTTCGCTTGACGTAGAGGTGAGCGCCGGCCGCAAAGACGGCATTTGCCGCCGTGACGGTTGCCGCCCTTACGATGGCACCCGAGGCCTTGCCATTCAGGAGCAAGGAATCGGTCACCGCTGTCGTGCCGAGCGCATCGGTGCAGAGCTGCACGGCATCGGTGGATCCGCCCGTGGTGGTGTTCTTCTGGAACCACGCATCGGTGACGGTGAACTTGCCGAACGTGGCGTCCAGCGTGAGGGCATCGAGAACCGTCGATCCGTCGGCCACTGTGATGATGTGGACACCGTCAACGGCCATCAGGGTGTTGCCGGGAGCCGCGACAGCAACCCGTCGACCATCGAGCCCTTCGACAAGAGCGCCCTCGACCGTGGTCGCGGTGATCTTGTTCGTCGGGTCCTCGATGCCAACTAGGCTCGCGCCCTTGCCGTTGGCGGTACTGGCCAGGTTCGTGGAGATGGCCACTCGCGCGGTGATTTCCGCCGCGAGGCTGGTGCCGTTCACGCTGCCGAACTGGACCCACACGCCCGCGGTGTCGACGCGCTTGATAGTGCCGGCGACGGAGCGAGTTCCGCCACCATCGGTGAGAGCGACCGTCTCGTCGTCGACGATGAAGCAGGGCGAGCCAACGTTCGTTTGCGCGATCAGGTCGGCGTTTGCGCTGTTCTTCACGCGGGCGATGGTGCTCCGCACGTTGGCCGTCAGGTCGCCGGGAGATCCGGCGCTGTTGTCGCTGGTGCCGGTCATGCCGGCGATGCCGCCTTGAGCGTCGAAATCGAACACGCCGACGCACACGTCGCCAACAGCCGTGGCTCCTGGGCGAACGTAGCCGGCGCGAAGGACGGCGATACCGCCGTGGTACGCCACAACTGCCGCCTGCGGCTGGTAGTTGAGCGCGACGTCGATGTCGTAAATTCTTTGGGTAGGGGCGCTGAGTGCCATGATGATTTGTCCTTTGCTGATCGTAGGCGCCGACTACTTGGCGGCTGCGTCGTCGGTTAGGTGGGCCTTGAGGGCGACCATGCCGCCGAAGCGACCGGCCGAAATTGCGGCGATCTGCGCGCGCTCGGGCGTGATTGCCGAGGCGGGATGTGGCTGCTTGGGCTCTTTGCCGTTGACCAGCGCGGGGCCACTCAGGCGGCCGGACAGGTACTTGATCGCGTGCGCCACACCGGCATCAGCCTTGAGCGCGACCAGGCTTTCCTTTTCAGCCGGGGGAATCTTGAACTCGGCGATGCCCTTTTCGAGGAGAGCCGCGAAATCCTTCTCGGCCTGGTCGGCCTTGAGCGCCACCTGTTCGGCCTTGAGGGTCACGAACTGCTTGGCCTGCTCGCCAAGGGTAACCAGGACTCCGGACGCCTCCGCGATGTCCGTTTTGCCAGTCACCGTGACGACGGTGGCCTTGAGCGCGGTGAGGGCCTTCAGCTCCTCGTCCTTCGCCGCGTGCTCGTCCGACTCTTCCTTGGCCCAGTCGTCGAACGACTTGCCCGTCAGCTTCAGCACGGTGGCGCTCATCTTCTGGCAGAGCGCCTTGAACTCTTCTTTTTCCTTCTCGGCCGCTGCCAGCGTTGCAGATAGTGCCTTGAGCTTTTCTTCGTCCATGGGGGCGTCTCCTTCGGATGTTGGTGCGGCACTGGCCGCGACGAGCGGTTGCAGGCCGTAGGTCGCCGGCAAGTTCGTCAGCGACACGTTGATCAGGTAGTTGATGTGGTTGTCCGGCGTGGGATTGCCGTCGGCATCCAGGTCAGGCATGAACGCGGGCGAGTAGAGGCGGTAGTGCCCAGCCTCGACCTCGGCCTTGGCGTCGTCGGTCCAATGGACGTCGGTAGCCCACAGCTCGGGCTTGCCGGTGGAGTCCGCGCGAATTTCCGGAACGAACTCGGTGATGCTGGCCGGAGCCTTGATGGGAGGGCGCACCAGGCTCATGTGCTCGTAATCGCCCATGTACGGCACGCCCTGCTTCACATGCATGGCCAGCGTCGACTCGGCCGAGCGCTCATCAAAGACGAAGCCGCCCTTCATGGTCGCGTTCACGCCGTAGTGAAACAGGATGAACTCCGAGGGGGCGACTCGCTTCTGGCCCTCGGTGGGAGGATCGAACGGGACCACAGCGTAGGTCGCCAGTGCGACCGACTGCTCGTATGCTCGCTTACGCTTTGCCTCGCCCACTGGAGTCTGTGGTACGCCTTCTCACCCTTTTGCGAAATGTGGGCTTGACTTTCGGCTACGGATTCCTGATAGGGATTAAATGATGATTGTTGAACACCCATTGTTGATTGGAGACGCGCGGCGATGCCGAAAGTAACCGCGCACCTACCGGAGAATCTTCGCGTGCGGGTCAGAGCGCTCATCGATGCCAAGGGTATCGGCATGGCGGCGAGGCTGCTGACCTCCAATGCCAACACGGTAAAGTGCGCTGTCTTGGGCGGCATCGTGCAAGAAGGCACTGTTGCGCTTTTCGAAAAAAGGATCGCCGAGCGAGACCGTGAGGGGAAGAACCCATGAGTGAAGCCAACAACAATCCCCGCGCCCAGCTGCACGACACGCTGCCGCCGCTTCTCCCCGTCGGCCACCGCGTGGGCACCAGCATTCAATTACAGGTCATGCCCAAGACCAACGTCTTGCTCGTTCCGCTGCACAAGATGCGCACCACTGCCGAGGGCGTGGTCGAGGTGCTGGCTGGCGTGCCAGAGGAATGGCAAACACCGCCCGAAGGCGTCGAGGTATTCGAACTCGGCAAGCCGCTGCCGCCCGAGAAGTGCGACGTGGTGGCAATCCTCGGCACGATGGTCGAGGACACGCTGGGCCCCAAGCTGTTGGGTGCTGGTGGGCAGCAGCCGCGGGGGCGCGTGTCGTCGGGTCCGATGGCGATACTCGCGCGGACGTCGCTGGTGGAATGGCAGGCGCAACACCTGGGCGGGCTTCGGGGGCCGGTCGAGTAGTGGTCTCCTTCTTTGCTGGCACCTACGAACTCTGCGGCGATCCCAATGCCATGGCCACGCCCGAGGAGTGCCGGCGCGCTGGCCTCGACGTGGACGTGGCGGTGTGCGTGGCCTGCTTGCGAAGGATGAATCCGGCGGTGTTCGAGGGTGAACCGGCGGCGAAGAATCCTGCCGAAAACTAGGGAGGATTGATGGAAATACAACTCACACAGGGCAAAGTTGCCTCGTAGATGCCGAGGACTTCGCGGTGGTATGTGCCGTAAAATGGCGAGCGCGCCTCGCATACCGAACGTTCTACGCCGAGCGGACAGTGCGCCGACCAGATGGAGGCGAAACGACCGAAAGATTGCATCGCATGATCCTCTCACGCAAACTCGGTCGCCCTCTTCTCAGGGGAGAGCATGCTGACCACGAGAACGGCGACGGTCTAGACCATGCTTATCCGGTTCACGCACTCCACTGATTCGATAGGAGAACAACATGACTAAGGAAGACATGATTCAATTGCTTGCCCTCTGGGAAGGCGTCTGCTTCGGCGCTGGGTGGGCAGCATGTGGTATGTGGTTGGACCGTTGCCAAAGCAAAAGGAAGTGTCGATGAAAATCTATGTGGCCTCGTCCTGGAGGAACTCCTATCAGCAGGCTGTCGTGAAGCTGCTGCGGCACTTGGGGCACGACGTGTATGACTTCCGGAATCCCGCACCTGGAAACACAGGATTTGCTTGGTCTTCCATTGATCAGGATTGGCAAAGTTGGTCTCCGGACGCATACAGGCGAGCCCTGGAACATCCAACCGCTAAGAGCGGGTACGGACTGGACATCGGCGCTGTCCGCTGGTGTGACGTTGGGGTGCTGGTGTTGCCGTCTGGACGTTCGGCGTCGTGGGAGTTCGGGTACATTATGGGCCAGGGGAAGCCAGGGGTGGTCTACATGCCGGAAGCGTGTGAACCAGAGTTGATGTACAGCGAGGCGCACATTTTGGTGTCCGAAGATGAGCTTCGGACGCATTTCAACCCGTTCCGCGCCGATTGGGCGTCAACCGGATAGGCATGGTCTAGACAACCGACGCGTGAACATTCGTCTGGTAACGAACGCTCAGAACGGTCGGAATCGACATCGACGAAAAGCAAACACGTCAAGTCGCTTTCTTGGGGTGTCCTGGGACAAGCGCCACAAAAAGTGGGAAGCGTACATTGGCGTCAACTACAAGCGAGTTTCCTTCGGCTATTACGCTACAGAACGCACGGCCATGATGGCGCGCGAAGCGTATATCGCTGAGCGCCCCGAACTGTGCGCAAAGTCGAATCTACCTGCGTAGACGAGCCTCTAGCGCCGACCGTAACTCGGGATCGATGTTCGTCAAGTCTGGCGCCCAATCGCTCCCGATGCTGCTCGGCTCATGTCCGAATCCCTCGTCGGCCTCGACGTCTGGCCCTTCTTCGTCGATCCCTTCGTCCTGGGCCTCCTCTGGAGTCAGCGCCGTGACGGTGCACTCGCATTGGTGATGCAAGGGCGGATACATTTTGCTCCACGCCGGGTCATCGGCTGCCAACACGGTGCCGTGGCACTCGTGGCACTCATCACACTCTCTATCGTTGTCGGTGTCGTCGTATCGCCAGTAGGGCCGCGCCTCTTTCACCGCGGGAGCGCTATTGATCGCGTGGCGTCCCTCGGCGTATGCCGTTTGGATGTTCGTTCGAAAGATGGTCTCGACCCTGCCCGGTATCTCCCCGCCCCACTGGTCGATCAACTTGTCCGCCACCTCAGCGCGAAAGTCCGTGATGGCCGTGCCCTTCTCGACCGCCTTGTCGATGGCGTCGAGCACCGACTGTAGCACGTTGGTGCGCGCGACCTCCGCGACCGTGAAGGCGTGGGCGCGCTCCTCGACCTGCATCGCGTCCCACGTTGCACGTGGAACGGGCACGCGCTTGCGCACGGAGGCGATGGCCTCCGCGTAGTGCTCGCTCTCTTTGATCTGCAGGTCGGCCATGGCCTACTTCAGAACGTTCGTCAGGGCCGCCTCGCGACCGTGCAGGCGCGCCAGGATGTTGACCTGGGCCACCAGCTTTTCCAGGCCCGCGACGTCGGCGCCCTTGCGGCGAGCCTCGGCGACGATCAGCTTGCGCAAGTCCTCATAGGAGGTTGCGCCATCCACCGCCGCAAGTACCTGTGTGATGAACGGCCTCAGCGTCTTGCTTGCCACGCGCGCCGCCCGGCTGGCCTGTGCTACCTGGTACTTGGCGCGCTTGCGGGTGGTGCCGGTTCCCGCACTCAGCGTGAGGGCCTCTGATAGCTGGTGGGCGGCGCCGAGGTCCACGGTCGCCCCTTCGGCCGCCGGGGTGGTCCCCTGTTCGTCACTAGCGCCAGGTGGGGATGCGCCTGATGCTGGAGGTGCCGCCGGCCGCAGCGCCTGCATCTGCTTCAATCGCGCCGCCAGCTCGTCGCCCTCGAGTACCGGCAGCCCGTGCGCTTCGAGGATGGCCACCACGTCGAGCTCGGGCGGCGCCGATGCGACAGCCGACACCACGGTAAGAAGCTCCTTGGCGTCGTCGAGGGGGTCAGCGGGCGCGGTGATTTGAGCCTTGGGATAAGGGGCCAACTCCGGATCTCCGTAGTTGTAGCCCGTCCACCATGTCAGAACCTGGTTGCGAAATTTCATGAAGAAACGAGCGTCGTTGCGCTTGATGTCTCCGCGAACCATTTCGTGGACCTTGCCAGCGGCCAGGCTTCCCGCCCCGCTCACCTCGGTCGTGAGGTTCTGCCCGAGTACCCGCACGGCTATGTTGGTGTTCAATCCCTTCTCGCGGTCTCCGAAGATCTGCCAACCCTCGCCCTTGGCCTCCACCACGTCCACGTCGAACCCAGGGGAGCCATCCTCGCCTTGAGGGCAAATGATGGTCGGCTCGGCTCCGAGGTTGCGCAGGCTGGCCCCAAAGCGCGCCTTGTCCTCGGTGTCCGGGCCGGGAGGGGTCAAGCCCTTGATGATGCCCATGCCGTACTTCTCGGACCGGCGAGCGGCGTCGCGCTGATTCCACGTGCGGTCGAGATAGAGCACGCCGAGCGAGCGCACGAGACCGTTCATCCACGAGCGGTATCCTCCCATGACAAACCACTTGCCGTCGCTGCGCGGCTCTTCGTCCGTGCGGGGCAGGTACACGAGCGGTTCATTCCACGCGGTAACAGTGTATTTCCAGTTCGACCAGTTCCATCGCACGAAACGCGGATGCCAGGGAATTACGCGCGGAATCCACTCGCCGCCCTTGTGGTCCCAGACGATAGGCCCGTAGCAGAAACCGAGGCCCACGTACCACTTGAGCAGCTCCCTCGCGTTGTCAGGATCGAGCATGTGCATCCACAGGCCATCGTCCTGTGTGCGGTCGCTGCCGCCCAATTCATCCGCGAGCCCCCTGGCCTTCTTGCGGTCATCCACCGGAACGAATTCGATGTCGGCAGAAAGCAGGCCATCGATCCGAGTATCGACCACGGCGGCGATCCTGTCGTCGCTTAGACACTCTTCCCAGAACGTCGCCGACTGCATGAAGTAGCCCTGCTCATGCTCGATCATGATGGACCGGTAGTTGGCGATATTGTCGGTCGTCCGCCAGTTGGAGGAAACTGGCAGCTGTCGGAACTCTCGAGTGTCTGGTCTCATGTGTCATTCCTCTCTCTTCACCTATACGCTTCTAGCGCCTCGGCTTCCAGTGCGGCGCCGGCTTGGGGTAGCTGACAGGCTGGTGCCGTCGCGCCACATTGTAGGCGCCGGTCAGGCAATCGACCTGGTTGTCCTTGCGCGAGCCAACGCCGGTGAACCGCTGCACCTCGCGCAAGAATGCCTTCACGTCCCAGTCGACTTCCTCGGCGTGTGGAACGGTGATGAGACCGCGGCCCCAAGCGGCGGCCGAGGTTTGCGCACGCTGGAATTTGTCCCCCACGGGGAAGTCCTCTTTGATTCGCAGGTCAGGATCGATCTCGCGTAAAATCTGGGCGACCGCCTTGAAGCCAGAGACCGACTCTACCCACGTCTCAATACCACCGTGCTGGGCCTGAAACTTCGCAATTTCGCGGGCGTACTGCGGCACCGTCCAGTGTCCCTTATTGACGTCGGCCACGTGACAGCGCATGTCCGCCCCATACCCCTCGCACTCCAGTAGCAGCATCGCGCCGTCGTCGGCCGTGGTCTTCTCGCTGGCCGCGGGGTCGCCGTAGATGATCCGACGGTGTTCTGCGAGTGCCACTGACCGGTAGGTCTCGGTCCCGAACACGTTGTGGCCGCGCGGGCGGGGCCTGCCCTGGTAGAGCGCTGAGAACGACCATTCCCCCTGGATGGCTCGGATCTTCTCCAGCTCGGCAACGGTGTAGAGCGGATTTTCTGCCCATAATGCTTCTCCGGGTCCGCGGCCAAGCGGGTCATTCTCCTCGGCGATGGCAGCGAGGTTGATGTATTCCCATCCCAACTCCTCCACAATGCGCCCGACCATGTCATCGGGATTCCAGCGCTGCATGACCACGAGGATGGACCCGCCTTCCATGCGGGGCACGATGACCTCGGTCAGGGTCTCCCAGATGCGCTGGTTGAAGATGTCGCTGTCGGCATCCATGCGGTTTTTATACGGGTCGTCGTAGACGCACCAGCCAGAGATGCGCCTACCCATAACGCCACCCTCAGCGCCCGCAGCGAGGAAGTATCCGCCCTCATCGTTCTCCCACGCGCCCATGGCGTCGGACTCTCCGAATCGCACACCAGCATCCGACGCAATGGCGCGCGCGCGGCGGGATTCGAACAGCGCCTTATCGCCGTTGTATGTCAGGTACGCGTTGATGTCGCCGCCGTGGTACTGCATCCACCAAGCCATGCATCGCAGGATGGTCAAGGTCTTGGTGTGACCGGGGGGCATCGAGATGCAGGCACGCACCGGCTCGTATTCCCCGCGCTGAAATAGATTCAGAATGGGCTCGATGTGGCGCGGGGGCGGATGGTGTGGCGCTACTCGGCGAATAAAGCGGTCTGGCGTTTCCGGCGCTGGCCCTCCGACCCGGACCATCCTGGACAGCTCGGGAAGATCGCTCGGGTCGGCGTTCTCGATCAGGCTTCTGACCAGCGCGGCCCTCTCCGCTTGCAGCTGCGCAAGCCGCGCATCGATCACGGCTCGGCCTTCGGCTCCGCAGTCGGATCCGGTTCCCCTTCTTTGCTCCCGGTCGGTTCCTCGTCCGTGGCCCCACTGCTCTTTGCGGCCAACTCCAGTGCGGCGGCTACCGCGGCCAGGTCCTGCCGTGACTCCGCTGTGGTCGGCTTGCGGTTCGGGGACATTGAGCGGTCGCTGCTCGTCAGGTCTACCTGCTGCCGTGGCTTGCCCGCGTACTGCTCGCGGAGCCCCTTACGGGCCAGGTCGCTCTTGCCAAAGCCAGCCACAACCTCGCGGTGTACAAGCGCCTCTATCAGGGGCGTGTTGTCGGGTAGTCCGAGCTTGCGTACCAGCGTAAGCTCCATGGGCGTAACCGCTGGACCCTCTAGAATTTTGGAAACGCGCTCTGCGCGTGTGCGCCCGTTATGTCCCTCGGGGTTGCGCGACGGCTCGCCCTTCACACCGGGTCGCAGGTTGCCCAGGCTGCGCGGGTTCGTGCCGCGCTTGCTCGGCGGGAAGGGGGAGCCGTCAGCCATCGGAGCGCACCGATTTCTTGCCGGTGAATTTCATTGCACCAGCTCCATAGGTTGGCGTCTTCTTGTGGAGTGTTGCCATGGCAAGGAGCACGGCAAGGACTTTTCCAACCGAAGAAAGAAGTCCTGCACCATGTGCGGCTGTGCAACGAGTGGCAGAGGTTCTGGCCATTGTCATAGCTGCGCCTCGGTCCTCATGCACGCTGCCCATCGCGCCGCAGTTCGGATAGATGCTGTCCAGTCGTCTCAAGGATCGGGTCTTTCCCGGTGAACTTTGCCCACCTATCGACGCCGACCTGGACATATGCTGGCTCCAACTCCATGGCGAAGCAGCGGCGGCCGTGCATCTCGGCGGCGATGATCTGCGGTGCGCTCCCGCTAAATGGCTCGTAGCAAATCTCGCCTGGCTTCAGGTGCTTGACGATTGGGATTTCGAACAGTCCCACCGGCTTTGGTGACGAGTGGTTGAACTCTTTGCGCTCAGCCTGGGTCACGCTCCCGATCTCCCACACTGTGGTCTGCGTGCGTTCCCCGTTACCTTCGCCGTAGTCCGGCGGCTGCTTGCCCTTAACCCACCCCATGAATGCGGGCTCGTGCTTCCAGTGGTATTGGCCACGCCCGAGCAAAAGAACTGGCTTCACCCAGATAATCTGTCGGTGTAGCACGACATTTGCAGCAGCAGCAGCAGCAGCAGCAGCAAAGTATCCCTGGGTTAGATGCGCATGCCACAGGTACCAGGCGGCCCTTTCATCAAGGGCGCATGCCACGGCTGCCTTGAAAGCCGACTCAAGGAACTCTTGCAGCTTCTTATCGGAGAGATCATCGTTCGCCACCCGTGGCTTCGCCACCCCAGGATTTGGGCGTTCGTCGTTGGCGTAAGCCACGCCGTACGGCGGATCGGTATTCATCAGCCCGGCCCGCTCGTCACCCATCAACCGCGCCACGTCCTCCGCGCTGGTCGAGTCCCCGCACAGCAGCCGGTGCTCGCCGAGTATCCACAGGTCGCCGCGCTTCGAAAACGGCTCGGCGGGAGGCTCGGGCACGTCGTCGGGGTCGCAGTTGCCGCCCGCTCCACCGCCAGCGTCTACGCCCAGCTCGGAAGCTAGTTCCTTCTCCAGCTCGTCGAGCGCCAGAAGTTCGAAGCCAGCCTCGTCTTCCAGTTCCTTGAGCTGCGCCAGCGCGTCCTCGGTGAAAGTGCCGCCTAGCTTGTCGTTGTTGGCGACCAAGTTGGCCATCCGCTGGCGCGTTTCATCCCACGCCACCATTCGAACCGGGAAGCGCTCCTTGGTCTTCGGATGCTCGACGTAGAACCATTCGCCATCGCGCACCAGTTCGGTTGCCCCCGCCGCTTTGAGCGCTGCTATCCGTTGATGCCCAGACACGAGCTGCTTGGTGGTCTCGTTGAAGACGATGTCGAGCGGCCCGAAGGTTTCGAGCGAAACACTGAGCCCATCCCGAGCCCGGTCGGACATCTGCCGCGGATTCTTCGGGTCGGCGGCTAAGACGTCGATCGGGATCCTATCGCTCATAGCAATCTGTTCCGATTCAGTTCTTGCTTTCGACTTCGACACCTTACATCAGGTGGTACTCGCAACGGGCAGTCCGGTCAAGTGGTGGCCTGGCGGTGGCCTGGCGGTGGGTGTAGGTGGTGCTACGCGGTCACCGCGCGGTCACTGCGATGGACACACCGTGGCGCAAGTGGCCGTGGTCTGAAAGCACAGCCCGGCGCGAGAGTTTGTGCTTCCGCTCGTGGCAAAGTCGTCAATGACCGACATACAGTCGACCGTCGGCGGGACGTCAATGGGTGGCGTCCCGGACACATTGGTCAGCGTGCCCAAGTCGGTCATCGTGGACTCAACCGTGCACCCCGTGTAGCAGACGATTCCGCCTTGTGGTCCGATCTGGGGATACTGTCCGCAGTAGACCCCCTGCTTGGCCACCTCGACACGCACGGCGCGGTAGGTGCAACTCGTGAAGGAGGATAACTGCGCGACCTCTGGCCCTGCCTCACGTCCGGCTTCTGGACCTAGCGCACGCATGGTGTCCGGCTGCGCCGGGAGCGCATCGACGGAGATTTGCACATCAGCCTGGACGGGCGGCAGGGTATCCAGGCTCACCTCTGGGCCCATCGCCACGCCCACGTCGGGAGCTGGCCGCGTGTCTGGCTGCGCCTCTGGGCCGGGGATCACCAGCGTGTCCACAGATGCCTGCACGTCTGGCGCGGGAGCTGCCACCTCCTCGCCCCAAGCGGCGTCCGGCGGGGTGGTCAGAGAGATCCCCGATCCGTTGCCTGCGCAGGCCAGGAATAGAGACACAAGCGCGATGGTTGCGATCCTCACGGCTGACCCTCGAACGGGCTGGCATCGTCGCTCTCGTCCGCAAAAGGCGTCCATACCGCAGCGGCGCGGATGCGCTCACCATCGAGCTGGTCGAGCCACCGACCCAGCTCCGCGGCGCGGGTGTGGCGCTCGATGTGGATGGCGTGCGCGGTCTCGATGTAGACGTGGGCCTCGTAGGTCGCCGTGGCGACGGGTTGCGAGTTTAGGGCGGCGGCGAGAAGCATGGCAATCATCGGGTTTCCTCCAGGTCAGAGAGTAGACGATCGAGACCGGCTGCGCTCCAATTGCGGGCGGGACGGGTTACGGGCTCGTGGCGGTGGGTGAAAATGCGCTCGGGGTCGGTCGCGTAGATGTCGGCGAGCGTCTCGACGGCGGGTAGTTCCTGTGTCGTGCGGTTCGTTCGTCGCGTCGTTTCCATGATTTAATCTTACGCTATCGTTCGCGTATGTCAACAGATGGACAAAGAAAAAGCACTGAACGGGTGGCCAGCCTGCAAAGGCCAGCTATTTCGCTGACTTGGGCGTCACAGATGACAGGGTGGCTTGGGTCGCGGTCTGCGATACGACCCAGAGCTTCTCGGCGGCGGCCAGTGCAGCGATCGCAGCTCGTCGGCGCGGTGCCGTGGCCTTGATGGTGACGGTTTCAGATCCGCTCATCCTGGTGATGACCGCGGCCTGGTCAGCTGTGAGCTCGCCCGCAGGACGCTTCGACCACCGCGCCGCAATCGCGGCCCTTGCGTTTGCCTGGCGCTCCTCGGCTGGCATACGCAGGGAGGTTTCCCGGCGCTGCGCCTCGGTGTTGAGACTGGCCAGATATCTCGCGCACGCCGATTTGAGCGTCGCATCTGGCACGCCCTTGTAGGCCTCAAGCCCGCTGGCGATTTCTGATCTGGATATCACGTGTCGATTGGCCATTATATCTATCCTACGGAATCGCTGTGGTATCGCGATTATTATTCACCGGCGCAGCCTTCGAGATCTTCCACCCCTGCTTGGTGTGGGAGACCCACCGTCGGCCCCGCTCGGTCTCTGCCACCCATGTCTCGCCGATCCCACGGTACATCTCGACCTTGGTGGCGTGCATGCCCGCGCTTAACAGCCGCTGCTTGACCGCCACGCTTCCGCGAAAGTGCATGGATACGCCGACGCGGAAGGTCGGGGATTGCTCTTGGCTTCGGTTGGGATTTTTCACAATTTCACCTGTCCGACGATGCATTTTAGTTCGCTGGCCCTGGTCAACTCGTGGCGTGTGCGCAGATACCACTCCCGCGCCTGCTGGCGCGAATGCAGCACGATGGGAGGCTGTCCCCGCCAGGAGCGCGCGAATTCGCTCTGGCCTTCGCTCAGCTCACCCTTGGCACTCTTGGCCTCGACGAGGAAATCGCGCCGGCAGAATCCCACGAGCATGTCTGGCTTGTCCTTGCCCACGTCTCCTAGGTCGACCACGCTGGCGCCGAGTTCGCGCAGCTCGTTCCTGATTTCCCCGTGCGTGAGGTCTCGTCGGCCAAAGCGTGGCATCAGCGCCGCCTCACCTGCACGCACGCCGCAAGGTCTGCCCGGTTTTCCTTTGGCACCCTTGCCCAGTCGATCCACTTTTCCTGGAGGTACGCGCGCCCCCGCTTTTTCTTTGGGACGGTGGTGATATCGGGGCGGATGATGCCCTTCGCGCGCGCTTCCGAGCAGGCCTCACAGCCTTCCGAGTGATACGACGGAGCTCCGCTGGTGGCGTGGGCGGTGCACAGGGTTCGTCCGTCGCGAGTGTGCTGTAGCTTTGGCGTATTCATCGCTTCGATTTCCCTTCTGACGCTTCGATGATCCTGTTTACCCGGTTCATGCGGGCCGACTGCACGACGCTGGAGTAGGAGTCCGATTGCCACGCACCTTCGCACCCGTGGCTCTTGGCAAATGCCTGGCGCCCATCGCGGTCGAGCTGTCTCCAGGTCGGGAACTGCACCACGGTGAAGCGCGCCACCATGGCCCGGTCGATGAGCTGCATTTCGTTGGTGGTCGCCGCAAGGGTGACGTGGATGGGCAGGTTCTCGATCATGGTCAGCGCCGCCGTCATGGCGGTGTTGAGTTCGCGCGTGGCCCCATCGCTCGCGTCGCCGCGCTGGCCAAAAATACCGTCGGCCTCATCGAGCACCCACAGCGCCGAGGTGCTGTCGATGGTTTCCGCGAGAGCGTCAATGATCGCCTTCGTCGTTTGCCCAAGTTTGTCGCCGACGATGCTGGCCACGTTCATCCGGTACGCCGGGATGCCGAACCCGCGTGCAATTTTGCAGAGGGTACTGGTCTTTCCGCAGCGGCTTTCACCCACCAGCAGCAGCGGCATGACCTTCTCGCCGGCCGCGCGCAATTCGTCGGCGTACTCCGTTTCGCGCAGCCACTGGCCAATGGTGTCCACAACCGAAGCTGGAGCCCAGGGGGCGCGGGTGTCACCGGCTAGGCTCCAGTGCTTCAGGTTGAGCGGCACGGGGCGGATTTGGCTACTCGGCTGGGCCACCCGATTCCCCTTCCTCGGCCAGCTTGCCCTTGAACTTCTTCGCCGCGCGCGGAGGGAACAGGTTCTGCTGTAGCTCGTCCGCCGTCATTGGCCTGGATTCTACGATCTCGCCGGTATCCTCACGAACCACGGAGATCATGCGGCTTTCGTTGTCCTTGTTGATCGCGACCTCGACCTCGCGATCCTCGGTGCCCGTGGTGATGACCCGCGAGAGACAGCGGATGATCTCGCCTTGGCTCTTGATTTTTCCATTGATGTCGGCGTCCGCCGCCTTCTTCTCTTCTTGCAGCGCCGCCCGGTCCTCGACGGCCTTCGCTACAGCGCGACCACGGTCGGCCAGTTCCTCGTCGTTCAGCTTCACAGGTAGTTTTCTCGTGGGCATCGGTCGTCTCCTTTGGTTTTACTGAGTTGGTTTTTACTCAGTAGAAAATTGGGAAAGCTCGGGCAGCGGTTCTGGGCACGCATCGCTCGGGCACGCGGCGGCGAGCATTGACTCGGCCTTTGCCAGCGAAGCTAGAAGCCTATCAATTGGCCACACCATCCCTCCGCCTGGGATGTGTACCGGGAGACCCCTGCCAGTCAGATACTCACGCGCAGCGGAAACCACATCGGAAAGCAGGGCTGCCAACTCCTCGCTATGCATTAGACACCTCACTCTCTATTTCAGCCAGCCGCTTCTCGCAGCGCTCCCAATCCACCTGGAGGCACTCAGTCACGCGGCAGCTCTCACACGGAGAGAGTTCTGGCGGGCAGTCCTCCGCTAATAGATTGAGAAACCAGGATAGGATGCGTCCCATTTACGTCTCTGCTCCCACTGGCGGTAGCATCCGCACACCGCCAACTTTCGCTTCCTGGATTGCCTGGTAGAGCGTCTGCCCGCCGTTGCCTACGATGCAGGCCAGGAACTCCTGCTCGAAAACCTGCGCCTTGTCGGTTTCGGTTTCGGCGAGCTCCATCTTCATCTCGACGGCCTCGAACTTGGCCTTGATGATCAGGAGCATGCAGCGCCAGCGGCGTCGGTATTCCTGATCCAGCCAATACTCGACCTGCGCCGGTGTTGGGCGCCTGCCCGGTGCTCTCCCGTCGCGCGCCTTCTCGATGCCCTCTTCTTTTGTCGGAAGCGGAAGCTCGAACTTGATCTGGCGCCCGTAGGCCGCGAACTGAATCGCAGCCTTGCCAGGCATGGTGCCGTAGGAAAAAGCCGTGTCTCGGCCCACGTGGCGGCGGATCGTTTGCTCGATTTCGGCGCGAGATTTCTCCTCGGACACCGTTGTGTTCCTTGCGTAGCTCATGACGTTCGTCCTTCCCTGATTTGCAGCCATCGCCTTAGCGCCTCCAGCATCCCGACTACTCGCCTAGCGTGCCTATCCTCGCGCCAGTCGCGACAGCGGGAGTGGCCGTGGTTACGCGACATGGGGCCATGCTCTCCTCGACACAATTCTTGAAACAGTGTGTCTATGGAGATTGAAAATGTCTGCTAAAAACCTGCGATTGAAACCAGCCGCGTGCGCCGCGCGTATGACCATCACGTCTGACTCGGTAATTTTCGCCATTGGATGGTTGGATCCATTCAACCTAGGTGGTCGGCATCTTCCCTTAGTGGCCATGTCTTCAACTCCTTTCCATGAATCCATCGCGACAAAGCACGCTCCATCTCAATCACAAGACGCACGTGTTTGTCCGAGCGCCAAGAAGAGCAGAAGCGCCTTCCGTGAAATACAGCGAGTGCCCCCCCAAACGAGCCGCAGAGCCGCAGCAGGCGCGCCAGGTGGGCCGCTCCAAGGTCGGCGTTGCCATCGGGGTCCAGCAATTGCGCCGGGGCGAGGTGGCCCGGGTTCGCGCTACCCGTGGTGAGGATCTGAAATAGACCGAGCGTGTGGGTCACGGGGTTGACGGCATCCTCGCGACACGTGCTCTCGCTCGCCATGAGGACCACCAGCCGCAAGGGCGATACGTGGTGCCGCTTCGCCGCGCGGTCGATGATCGGCGCAAGGTCGGGCCGGTGGCAGAGGCGGTCAAGCGCAAGGGCGGTGTCAGCCCGAGCAACGCCGGCCAGTAGGAGGGCCCAGAAGACTGCGGCGATGCGAAACGCGGTCATGCTGCCTCTTTCCGCACCACGAGGTGCATTCCGCGCCTGACCACCATGGCCACGGCGCGATCGATTGTTTCGCTGGGGATGCACTGGCCCTTGCGTGTGCCGGGGTTCATCGCTCCGGTCTCCCAAGGTTCATGAATTCGCCTTGTGGTAGCTCCTTCGCCCATGGCATGGCGGCGAACTTTTGAGAGAGATCTTTCTTCATCCATTCAATCTCGGCGCGTTCTTCAGGAGTGAACTTTGGTGCGACATATTCTGGCACCACTTGGGCTACAGGCTCCCGCTCTCCCGTCTCGGCCTTGGCCCGCGCGATCAGCTTGCGAAACGTCGCCGGGACAGGAAAGAATTGCTCCTCGTGAATCGCCATACGCATGGCCAACGCGGCGGCCTCTGCGCTGCAATTCTCGAACTCACTGAAATACTCACGCAGTGTTGCTGGGTTGAGCTTTCGCTTGTGCATGTCCTCAAGCACAAAGATTCCGTGCTCAAACGCCTTAGCGCGCTTGGCGGCGTCGGATTCGATGTACTCGCGTCCGTGGTCGTCACGCATGTTCTTTCACCCTCCAGTGCTCGTCGAAGATGGATTCGCGCTGTCCGGTGGTTTGCGCCTTCGCCTTCGGGGCTACCCCGTGGATCGCTTCGCGCAGTCCTGCAAATCCGTTCTTCCATGCCCCGAAGGCAAAGCTCGGATCCACCGTGCGCGGATCGTTCCAGCCGATCACACCGTCGCGAATGCGTTCAAGCGCCAAGCGCATGGTTGGCTTGACGTCGGCGATCTCAGCATCCGTGAGCCCGGATGCGAACGTGCTGGCCTTGCCGTTGGTGTCCTTGGGGGTCTCGGTCCCCGGTGGTGTTTGCAGACCTAAAATCTCTCGGCGAAGATTCCCGAACCAGGTAAGCAGGTCCAACCCGATTGGATTGCGATGCGCCAATCGCTCAACGTGCGCGCGATCCGGATCCGGATCGGAGGCTTCTAATACTTGGGACTGAGAGATAAGATCCGGATCACGTGGCGTGGCGTGGCTGGACGTGGCTGGACTGGACTGTGTTGGTTTGTCCTGTTCCGCGTCCATGGACCGTCTGTGGACCGTCTGTGGACTGTCCTCGGACGGAACCTGGACCGTCTTACACCATTCGCAGGACCGTCCGCACTTGCCAGACTTGTGCGCCCGCCACAGTTTTTTCGAGGCTGCTGAGTCCTCCATCCTGCGCACGGCTGCGCCCGTATAGACCATCCAGTCATGGATCCTGACCTCGCCGCCCGTCCCAACGTCCAAGAACCCAGCGCAAAGAGCATCGAAACAACGCCCGTCCATGGCCTCATAGCCAACAACTTTTTCGATCACAAACGCGTCGACGACTCCAAGTCTTCCGTCCTTCGCCGACCTGCAAGCCCATTTCCACAAACGGATCGGATAGATTGCCGCGTGGTGATCCTTGAGAGCCCCGCACAGGCGCAAGGTTTTTGGGTGCTCGAAATATCCTTCGTCGATTTCGAGATACACCTAGGCCTCCACCGCGCGCGCCTGCGCCTCGTTGTCGCCGTCGTGGACTCGTCCATACGCTTTTCCGGTCTTCCAACTTCTGCCGTGGACAACGTGGCTAATCGCTCCATGGCTGACCCCGAATTTTCTGGCGTAATGAGCGATGAATCCTCTTGATCGCTCTCCATTCAGAACTGCAAGGGCAGCGCGAATTTCAGCCACCTGTATCGAGGTCAAACTACAAATCTGGGCTGGACGTGCGGGAGCGAGGCCCATGGCTCGCGCTCTCCGCATGTTTTCTGCGTGAGAAACGTACTGAAGGTTTGCTTCTGCGGCGTTCTCAATATCGCCGTCCACGTGATCTACTTCGGACGCTTCGGGAGCTTCCCCAAGGAATGCGCGCGCCACCAACCTATGCAGAGGTCGGCTTGTTGGTTTCCTGTTACGCCACAGAGGAACGGATGGATACCCGTTCCTTCCCGTCCTGATCTTGATGACTCCCTTGGAAGATCGAACTCGACCGAGACTGCTCACCTCGTATCCTGGAAAACCTTCCACAGGTAGCCAGCGTTCCTCCTGGCGGCGTTCCTCCTGGCACTCGTGGGTGCACGCCTCAGGTGCCGGGCATGGCAGATCGTCGCCGTCGCAATAGCAGGCCTGGCCGCAGTTTGCGCAGTCGTGCATTAGTCCGCCTCCCGCTTGATCCTGGATAGACGAGGAAGCGCTACCAGGGCTCGACCACAGCGCGGGCAGGCCGCGTTCCACGCTCCGTGCGCTGCCTGACAGCCCGGACACCAGCGGACGCCGCTAGCGTCGTTGCAGACGTCGGCGACCACGCGGGCAATGAGACCTTCGCCAGCCCTGCGTATGCTGTGGCCCTTGCCGTCTAGATGGGCGGTCATGCCTGCGTCTCCCGTCGCGCGGTCATGGCGATGCTCAGCAGCAGCTCGGAGAATTGGGGGGGGGTGGCGAGCCTCTGGCGGCGCGAGAGGCGCTGGCAAACTCCGGTCTTCGTCGCGCGCCGCCGCTCTTCCGCGCTGTGGAAGCCTTCGTCTAGCCTGTCCTTGCCAGCGGCCTTGCCCCATCGCAGAGATGGCAGCAGCGTTACCCCGTAGGCGTAGAGCCACGTCGCCTTGCGAGCTCGGTGGCCGTAGTTCCCCTGCTCCACGCAACATGTCCACCCTCCGACGAAATCGGCAGCCACCCACCAGCCTGACTTCGGCGGGGCATTGAGCCCGTGGATGCGCCAGGCGTGCGATGCCTCGGGATGTTCAAGCACGCCTCCCCATCGGCGGACAGAGGCTAGTGCAGACGCAAAACAACCGCCGTCGTCACCGAGGATGCGTCGCACCTTGGCCGATGGTCCGCCCGACCAGTAGCGGCCGAACCGCTGGCAAGGTGGATGCGCAACCACCGCCCATGGCCCGGCGTACTTGCGGGCGTCTCGCTCCTCGTCCCAAAGATCGACGTCCTCACGACCCGAATACACGCCGTCTGGCATGGCGAACAAGACCGCAATCATCATATCGCCTCGACCTCCACCCCAAACGCTAGCCGCAGGGCCTGCATGGCGCGCTTGGTGTCCGCATATACCTCGGCGATCGATACGCCCATCCGCCTGGCCACCTCTGCACTTTTCTCTTCGGCTAGCAGCACCAGCCTGGCGGCTTCGGTTTGCTCGGCCAAAATGCGTCGAATCTCGGCCATGGCGCGCTCGCGGTCGAGGCGGTATTCCAGGGGCTCGCGCTGCTCTGCAGAGACGCGGGCAACCTCCGGGTTGTCGAGTGCCATAGACGCACTGTCTTCGTCGTGCGCACTTTGGCCGCAGCTCCGGTCCAGGCGATCTCTTCTGGCCCCAGCCGCCGCCTCCCATGCCGCCCGCTCCGGACTACCCTCCGCACCCCTACTGGCTGGCACGTGCACGGGGGAGCGCTGCGAGGCGACGAATTGCAGCAGGGCTATACCCACCACCCAGGCCTCCCGCTGCTCGGGAGTGGACCCGCCATCTGGACGCCAGCCGCGGGCCGCTTCGAGGGCTGCTAGGTGCGCCTCCTGCTCGAGGTCTCGGCGGTCAAGCCAGGGCGAGCGGATGGCGTAGTTACGGACGGCGCAGCGGGAACCTGGGGCGAGCATCTAGGCAGCCTCCCAATCGACCGCGGGCAGCTCCTGGGTCCTGCGGGTGTCGTTCTGCGGCCGGTGCGAGTCGAGCCGCAGCCGGTGGGCGTCGCTGGCCAGGCGGCGTGTCACGTAGTCGGCCGCGGGCTCGGGGTCGGCGATGCAGGCCATGGGCTGGGTCTTGCGCATGCTGACGATCATCGCGATCCCCCGCGTCCCGGCTTCCTGAAAGCCCTACGGTCGTGCTCGTATACTTCCTCTGGAGAACCAGCCTTGGATCTCGAATTCCTAATCAGGCGCTTTGGGAAAGGGGAGAACTTGCGCAAATACTCTCGCACCCCCAAACCCTCCGTCGACGCTTCAACCGCGAGCGGTTCCCCAACCATGCACGTGGCGGGAGCGTCAACAGGAGGCTTCGGGGTGCGAATGTTGATGTGCATGATTGGGGTTCCCAATAGTTGATCGGGTCGCCGTGGGTGTCAAGAATCTTTTTCCAGCACTTGCAGGCTACCGGCCTGCCAGCGGTGGTTGGGGCCCTCGGCCGGAGCAATCCGACCACCGAGGGCGGGGTGGCTAGGCAGCCAGGTAGCTCGCGCAGGCCAGCGAGTAGGCGTCGCCACCCATCTCTGACGAGGGCTGCTCGTGGAGCCAGTCAAGGCGCTCGCGGTCCTCCGGCTTGACGTCGTGGCGGGGCTTGCGCGCGCGCTGGCGGATGGGCTTCGTGCGGCGCTTGAATGGTGCGCGGGCCAGCTCGGTAAAGCGGCGCAGCGGAGAGCGCTTCACGTGATGTCTTCGAAGGCGACCGGAAACCACTTGACGAGGTGATCCCGTATTATCGCGGAGACCTGGCGCATCTGCGGGTGCGCCTTCGGCGACAGTCTCAGCCGCAGGAAGTGCCGCCACTCTCGCGCGTTGCAGGTCATGCCGATCTCGGCCTTGAGCGAGTTGGGAAGAACCGAGCGGGCGATCTCGGGCGGCACGCCAGACGCGCGCAGGCCCTTGTACATGCCCTCGGCGGTCTCGACGGCGCAGCGCCAGGTGCTAGCCGCCGCTTCACTCAATCCCGGTGGCACGATGAAACCTAGATCGCCGCCGAATCGATCTCCGCTGTAGTCGCAGTAGCGGGTGCTCTCCTGCGAGAAGCTGGCCAGCCGGTGGCGCACGAGTTCGTGGGTGACACCGCGGTCGGTGACGATCCGAAACCCTGCCGACACGTGCTCAATGACCGACTCGTGGCCACGATCGAGCACCATGCGCACGAAGCCCGGGGCGCTGCTCTCGTCCACCCGGTGCGACGACTGATAGCAGATTCTTCCCATCGCCTCGACGACCCTGGACGGATCTGACGTTGCGTGGACCATGGTCACGGAAACGGGTGCGATCTTCATTTGCTTTCCTCTTGTTGGTTGTTGTCGTTCTCCACCTCGACGCTTCCCCTCACGCTGCCATCGTGCCCGGTGTGGACAGTCGGCGGCGTGGCACCCTGGCGCTCGCTCCAGTCGAGTAGCTCATCGAGAGAGGCGAAGGCGGCGGGGCAGCGGCGAAAGGTTCGTGTGGTCATCGTCTTTCCTTCTTCAGGAACGCTCCCACCGTCGGGGACCGTCCGGCATTGCACTCGCCCTTCCAGTAATTCCACAGGCGGCACAGTGTCGGGTCCTTTTGGTCGGCATTGAGTTGGCTAACGTGAAAGCACACATGCCTATCCGGTTAAAGCCCATTGGTTTTTCGATAAAGCGCGACAAGACGTTCGCCAAGGTAAGACACCGCATTGAGCGCTCCAAGTTTTGACGGATCTCGACCGTCGTTCCAGTTGGTGTTGGAATAATGCTCTATGGCGTCCGCCAAATCACTCGGCAGGGTGATGACAAGTTTTCGCATGTCGCTTCTATATGATTTTCGACCCTCCCGACTGGCATCCAGGGTTCGTTTGCACGCTTTGCAAGCGCGCCCATCAGGAACATGGTCGAATTCAGCTGGTGTGAGCACAGTGGCCGTCGACGAGGTGCCGCAAGCCGTCGCCTGCGTCGGATGCTCTAGGTGATATTTGAGCATTGTTCCTCCCTCGATTTAATGGTGGTTGTCAACCGGATAAGCATGAAAGCACAGGTCTGATCGCTCGGCGACGGTGGCCGTGGTTTCCGGGTGAGTCCGTAGGCAGTGATCGAGTTGGGCCATGGTGTCGGGTGGGGGTGGGGCGCTCAAGTCCGCACCTCCATATCCTTGATGCCGTGGAACACCTCGCAGGCCGGGCAGCACTCGCCGGGACCGCCTCCGCCGCACGTGCAAGCCTCGTTGACTGCCTCGACGATTCCGCGCAGGTCGCCGAGGCGCTTGGTGGTTGCGACGTTCGAGCATCCAGGCGTCGCGCAGTGGCCGGTAGCCGGGTCTTGCTTCGCTTTGCAATAGGGGCACTTCATGGCGTGTCCTTGGCGGGTGGAAGCGTGCTGCGGATGCAATCTCGTAGGCGGTAGAACTCCTCTGGTCCAGTCGGCGCAGGTCGGAGTCTCCCGCCGAAGATCGTGCAATGCATGCGCTCTGACTTCCCGTCATCGTACAGGTCCATGTTCGGGCAGTCGTCGCACAGGTCTTCACCGCACTCGACTGGGACAAGCTGGCCGAGGACCATAAGTGTCTTGTGCATGGCTAAACCCCATTCTCGCAATCAGCGCAGCTGCAGCCGGCTAGGTGATCGACGTCCCCAAGGTCTTCCTCGTCCTCGCCGATCTCGTCGAATCCCCACGGTGCGATGATCCGCGCCGGCATGTCATCCGGGTACTGGTCGAGCACCTCGCGTAAAAACTCGCGCAGGGGGAAGTCGAGCCCCATCGTCACTTGCACGCCGTCCTTCGACGTGACCTCCAGTTGCCACTCGGTGCGCGGGTTGGGGGTCAGCACCTTGCAGATGCGGATGGATCCGTCGAGGAGTTGGGTGGTGGCCATGGCTATGAGCTCCACGTCCGGTTGAGCAAATCCGTCTCAGGGAAGCGTTCGCTCCAACTGCATCCCACGGTCCAATCAACGATGGGAAACACCTTTTCGTCGTCCGTCAATTCCTCATCGTCGTAATAACCATATTCGTCCTCAGCCGAATCGACGATGTCGTCAAGGATGTCGAAGACGTCTAGTTCTGGGGATGAATCTACGCGCACCACAAAATAGTTCGGGCGCGTGTTCATTGGCTGGACAATAAGCAGTTGCTTCCCGTCGCCGAATATCTTCTCGATGAAGCGGGGAGTGATTGTGTGTTTCTGGCCCCAGAATTCAACCGTTTCTGCAACCTCAACGAGCGCGCGCAGTTCTTTGGTGGTCATGGCTAGATGCCGTCCCCTTCGGTAGTGACGAGGTCGAAGCGCTGGTTGTTGGTCCTCGGCTTGGCGAAGCGGAGGTGGCGGTAGACGCCATCGTCTCGCAGGATGGTCATCTGGTGTGCCTTCACGTCGACGAGGAATTTGTCCTCGGTGCACTTCCAGTTGGTCATGTATTTCCCCTTCGCAGCCACCGCTGCACAAAGTTGCCGTTGCCCACTCGCTTGCGGAGACTCGCTACCTCGGCGCCCAGCTTGGCGTTGTCCGCCATCAGCTGGCCATAAAGCATAATCATCGCCTGAGTTACGCCCGATAGACGAGGGCAATCGGAGCCGCTGGCTCGCAGAATGGCAGAGTTCACGATGGCCGCGGCATCGCGTTGGCACTGGGTGGCCAGGGCTGCCCATGGGTTGTGAGTGACCGGGACGACGGTGCGCGCGTGGGTGGCCATCACTTCGCCTTACTCAACTTGCCGTCGACAACTGCGTACAGCACGCCCGCCTCAATGCCGTCTATCCCAACCTCACCAATGCACGCGCGGTAGCGCTCTGCTTTGCCGTCCCACCACGTGAGTATGATTAGGCCATTCTCGCCGGCCTTGGCGCGCACTCCGTCTCCGATGGCAGCGGCGATCCCTGATTTTCCCTCTTGCGCCGCCGTCGAGTAGTTGCCCGAGCTGGCCGCCGTCGAGTGGTTGCCAGAGCTGGCCGCCTTCGAGTGGTTGCCAGAGCTGGCCGCCGTCGAGGAGTAGCCCGAGCTGGCCGCCTTCGAGTGGTTGCCAGAGCTGGCCGCCGTCGAGGAGTAGCCATCAGCAACAGCTTTGCCATCGGCCGCAAGCACAGATCGCTCCATCGCTTCTTTCCCACACATCACGTAAGCCATCGCGGCGGCCTTGTTGCCGGAATAGACGATTTCACCCTGGCGAAATTTGATTTTCGTCTGGCCGTTGTCGCTCAGTCGAACCGCGTCTTGCGGTTGCACACAGACGACACGCCATTCTTCCGAGGGGGTCTCGCCATCCTTGAGTAGATTCCATTCGCCCTCCCAAAACTCCAACCCATGAAAGCCATGGCCGCACTCCGGCGCCGGATCCCAATCTGCGCACACGACGGATCCCGAGCGTGGCCAGCGAAAATCTGTGGAGATGACACCGCCTGATCCATCGGAAACGCCATTACAGTGTGGCTCACCGCCAGCCTTTGTCGTCTTCAGGACCAGGATCGGGCCGTCGTAGGACTTGGCTGGCACCTTCGTCTTCGTTGCCTTCTTTGCCTTTGCTATGGTCATCGGATTTCCTCTCGTTGGACGGTCACTTGGCCCTCGCGACGAAACGGCAATGGGAGGGACAGATTTCGATCTCGCTTTCGTTGACCACGCGAGTGGCGACGTGGTGCACGCAGAGTTGGGCATCGCAAGTGGCGCCCGCCCCTTTGACCTTGATTGGGTAGTCGCACGACGTCCAGTGGTCACCGTGGCAGCCAGGGACGGAACACCGGGGAGGCTCGGGCTTGTCGATGAGGGCGGTGCGCTCGCCGATGGTCACGGGAATGAGGGACATTACTTGACTCCTTTGCTGGCGAACCCGTCTGCATCACCGCAGCCGACCTCCGCTGCCAGCTCCGTAGGCGTCAGCTCCAGCCCGGACAAGTCTCGCGATTTGAGAAACGCCACCACGTCGCGCCGGCATTGCTCGTAGCCAGGCGAGCACGTGTTGCAAACGGTGGCAATTCCGACATAAGTATCTCCGCATGCTCGGCACTTTGCATGCTCGTCTCCCAGCTTCGCCGACAGATCCTTCGGCCGCATCTTCTCGCCTGCGTATTCGACCATCATGACCGTGTTCCCTAGAAGGGCATCTCTGGGATAGCCGATGGCGCTGGCTCCACATTCGCTGGTGCTTGTTGCGGTGCCTGTTGCCCAAGGTCGCGCGGGTCTTCCATCCCGAACCACTCGAACGCCTCGCGGATCCTATCCTCGCTGAACGCCTTCGCCAAAAAAGTGGAGGCGAGGTTCTCGTCGCCACCCGTTAGCTTGGTGTATTCTGCCATCGTGTCGATGATCTTCCGGTGCCCGCTCGCCATCGAATGGCACGAATACCAGTCATCCCACACTTCCGACGTGGCCTTCTCGGCTTCCTTGGTGGCCTTGTCGAATTCGGCTTGCGCATTGTCGTTTCGTTTCTTGCGCTGCTTGGCAGCCGAAAGCGCGGCAAACGCAGTCGCCTTGCATGACATCGGAGGCAGAGCCACTTCAATCACGCTGACGCCTGTCATGGGTGCAACGAATGACTTCACGGTCTGGTAGTCAGAGTCGTCTATTAGCAGTTCCATCCGAGACGCGGCCAAGGCATCCTCGTGCTTCGCGAAGAGCGGACCGATCTCTCTCCAATCATGCTTGAGCCTGTAGCACGTCACCGTGGGAAGATCGATCTGTTCGACGGTCTCAAGGACGATGGGCGCAGGCTTGAGGATGCCCTTGCTCATCAATTCGCAATCTAGGAATCCCTTCACTTGCTCCTCGGTCATCTCACTGCGTTCTTTTTCTGTGTAGTCCCAGTACGTTTTCATTGTCATTGTCCCTTCTTGGCCAGAAATTCCGTTGCAGCCTTATGCGCTCTGTACAGTTCACGCGACCAGTGCTCGTCTTTGTTGAGGGCGTCCACGAGGGCGCGTAGGAGAGCGGTGGCGGTTGGTGATGGTTGCTTGGTTGGTTTCATTTTTTTGGCCCCATGCCCGGCCAGCGACCGGGCTTTCTCCCACCGCGGGTTAGGCGGCTTTGCCTGGGTAGGGGGTAGACATCGCCGTACAAAACGGCGATTGCGTGATCTTTCTTACCCGTCCCCGTACCCGTCCCCGGACCCGTACCCGTCCCCGTCCCCGTACCCGTCCCCGTCCCCGGACCCGTCCCCGTACCCGGACCCGGACCCGTCCCCGACCCGTCCCCGTCCCCGGACCCGTACCCGTACCCGTCCCCGGACCCGTACCCGTCCCCGGACCCGTCCCCGGACCCGTACCCGTACCCGGACCCGGACCCGTCCCCGTACCCGTACCCGGACCCGTACCCGTACCCGGACCCGGTTCGCGCGACTGTTGTCGCGCTAGGGATAAGCACGGGAATCACGCGCGCCATTCCGGGCACTTGACGATCATGCCCTTGCCGTCCGGTTGGCAGATGATGATTTCGCACGCGTCCAGGAGTTGGATCGGCTCCACATTGAGCACCCCGAATTTGCATTCACTGACGTTCTTCGCGCCGTAGACGGCAAGCTCGGATAGCGACGCCGCGCCTTTCCAGTACCACAGCCGGCGCGAATTTTTGAGTACTACCGTTCGGTCCGCCGGGTGCGCGACGAATTCGCCGGCATGCACTCCAGCATCTCGGCAGCGGATAATTACGTATGTTCCTGGTGCTGGGTCGTAGTTGCAGTTTTGTGGAGTTGCTGGAATTTCGGCGCCAAGCATGGCGCGCAGTTGCCTGATGTGTCCTAGGGTCAGTTGGTCGATGTCAATCATGTTTTCCTTTCTCAATTGGTTTAACTTCTGAAAAGTTTCCGTCGGCGGCTACGATGGCGGCTATTGCTTTCATTTTGAGGAAACCGGCGCCTCGAACGCCGTGCAGGCCCCAACACTTAGCGGTAGGTCCATGAGTTCCCAGAGAGCGCATCTGGTTAGTTGCCAGCGCGCTCCTGCCCAATCTCACCCGCCCGACGTGTTGAGGCTGGAGGGTGAGTCGACGGCGCTTGGGCGGCGCCGTAAATACTAGAACGGAACGTCGTCGTTGTCGTATGGAGCACCATTCGCAGGGTCTGGATCTGGTGGGTCAGACCGTGGGCCTCCGGCGCTTCGCTGGCTGGTCGTTAATACCTCGACCATGGTGGCCACGATGTCGGGGTATACCTTGCCGTTCCAATCCCGGCCGCCCAGCCGACCGCTGATTTGCAGCTTATCGCCAGGCTGCCACTCGTCGGCGCTTTCGGCGAGGCGTCCGAACACCTTCACCGGCACCAATTGCGGGTACTGCCCCGGCACGTCGATGATCAGCGTGAGGATGTTCTTGCCCGCCTTGGACACGAATGTGTCGATGCGCTGAAGCTCTCCCTGCCCAGAGAATTCAAATCCGTCCATTACGTGGTCTCCTTCAATATTGCATTTGCAGACTCGGTGAGCTTCGCGATCTCGGCCTCGGTAAGATCCTTCGTGGCCTTCACTTCCTTCTTGAGCTGGGAGGTCATCCAGCCAAGGACATCGGCGGGCTTTTCCTTGCCGAGTTTCTTGAGTGTCGCGATGAGGTCCTTGAGTGGCGCTGGCTTCTTGGCAGCGTCTTTGGGTGCATCATTCCTTGCTGACGACTGCGTATTCGGCTTGGCCTGGGCCTGCCCATTGGACATGTTGCCAACGTGATTTCCTTCGGCAGCGTTGCCGTCGTCGTCCTCCTCGCTGGCAACTCCCAGCAATGGCGTGAGCAAATACCTGCGCAGGTAGGTGACGGCGCTTCCGAATGACTGCCATCCCTGGTTTGCCATTGGTGCCGGAACTGAAGAAGAGAGCCACTCCCCGGACGAATGGTACAGATTTACGTACAGCTTTCCTTCCGACAGCATGGACGTGTGGCAGAGACCATTGGCCGCCAGTGCCGACCTTGTAGCATCTAGAACAGAATCAAGGGTCGCGTAGTTGAATGTGTACTTCGCGGGCCACGATCCGTCGTCTCGCTTCTTGGGCTGCACCTCCACGGTGCGGTTCTTGATGATGGGTGCAAACTCTCCCTGCGCCTTGGCCAGCGCAGCGGCAAGACTGGCAATTGATGGGCTCATTGTGGTGGTTGGTTGCGTGTCCATGGTTCTCCTATATTTTTCCGTACAGATAGCTGTGAGCAGTGAACGCGACATCGGGATCGAATCCACCAGTGCGCTCCATCCAGGCCAGGTAATCGCGCGGCACTTCCGCCCACCGCTTCCCCGCGTGCTTGCCGAAGTTGCACATGGTCAGCAGCAGCGGCCCGTCAATGAACAGCTCGAACTCCTTGGTGCCCATGCGCTCGAAGTCCGCGCGCGCCGGCCCGGCCAGCAGGTATCTCAGCAGAGCTGCACTCACGATGCAGTCGCCGAGGGCGCGGTGGGCAGGGATGTCGCGGGGCACGTCGAGCTTCAAGGCGTAACGAAGAAAGCTATTGGTGTGACAGGTCATCTCGGGCAGGTAGCGCTTGGCCATGCGGTAGGTGTCGAGCCACGGCCTGTCCCTTATTAGGTCAGGGAGAAACCCGCGGTCAAAGGGCGCATTGTGAGCCGCGTAGGCGATGGTCTCGGGGAGGTGACACCACGGATTCAGCAGGGCATCGACCACCACCGCCAGTGGGGCTGCGTTCGCGCAATCCTCGTCGACGAGGTGGTGGCACGCGCTGGCGCCCGGCGAGATGGGCACCGAGGGCTTGACCAGAGCGGAGCCGCTGCCGAGCGTCTTCCCCAGCGTGGTGGCGGCGAAGCCGAACTCAATGACCTGGTCAACGGCGGGGTCTGTCCCGGTAGTCTCTGTATCTAGGACGATGATTATGGGGTCGTTCATCGGCGCTTCCCCTTCACCGCAGACACCACGTTCTTCCATCGCGTTGTCTCGTAGGGCTGCCCCACATGGATGAGTTTTCGCAGGGAAATGATTGGACCTTTGAGTTCAAGAACGTCGAGCTTTTCCTGGCGGACCATGTCGCAGGCGCTCAGCAAATCGTCGACCTTGGCCTTGAGGTCTTCCGCGCTGACCGTCTCCCGACCCTTGCACTCTCCTAGGTGCATCTGTTTCCCATCGATCACAACTGGGCCGCCGTGGCGCACGAACGATTTGAGCTGGTCTTCTGCCAGTCCGATGGCCCTTTTGAGCATCTTAAGTCGCACCGCCAGGGCCGACGAATTCTCGCTGGTGATATCCAGAACAGGGACGCCCTCCGGACTGATGACAGCTGTGGCCGTCTCTTGGTCGAACACCTGCAACGAGGTTTTCGCCCGCGCCAGCCAGGCGGGGCAGTATACAGCCTGCCTACACCCCCCGCACCAATCCCCAGGACAAGCTACTCGCGGGCGCCCTACCGCGGCCTTTATGCGCGCGAGCAGCGCCGGGTGCTTGTCGGGTGCGAACTCGGGCGAGCGGCGAGGGAACGTCTCGCGCCCGCGAATGGCGAGGGTGGCCACGCGAAACGGCTGCCCCCCCGCCGCCATCGACGCCGCCAGTCCCATGGACACGAGGCCAAGATCGTCCTCTGGCTCGGAATCGTCGAAGGCGTCAGCGTTCTTCCACGCAACCACCAAGCAGGGGTCAGTTAGCACCGCGCCTGGGCGGCCAGACACCAGCACCTCGCCGGTCGTCTGGTCTACCAGATCCAGCGACTCACCCACCGAAGCGATCTTTCCAGGCTCGCCCACCAGCCAGTGCAGGGCCGCGTCGGCTTCCGTGATCGTCGGCTGGTCGTTCGCGTGGAAGGCCCGCGCAATTTCGATCTTGGTCAGGCGGAAGCCCGAAGAGTCGTCGCTCGCCTCCTTGTTGTCTTCTGCCAATTGCGCAGAAAGTCCGCATCGCTCGATCTGGTTTAGAAGCTGGCTTCCTACTCGCATTTCTTTTTCTCCCCTGATCCTGTAATTGGGCGCCGTGGGTGTTTTTAGGAAAAGATTTTTCAGATTCTTTGGCCGTGCGACGGACACCAGTCGACTACGGTGCTCTCCCGCATGTGGCACCAGCAAGGCCCGGCCGCGATGATGTCCGCCAGCGGGTCCAGCGGCCTCACCTCCACCGGGTGGTTGCTGTCCGTGGCTCCAAGGGCATCATCGATGCTGTACCATGGCGCGCGGCAGTCGTGCTCGCCGTCGCAGTAGACGTCGGCAACGATGGTCGCCTCATTGCCGCAGCCACAAGCACAGAGCGGGCGCAGGCGGTCGGCGCACCCGTGGCACAGGCCAGAGCGCCCCTCGTCGTTGGGGTAGAGCGAGTCGCACTCCCGGCACGTACGGCAGCCGCGCTCGTCGTCATCGAGGTCGCGGATGGCCAGGTCGCCGGGGCCGATCATGGCCTCCTCAGCAATCCGCAGCGCCGGCAGTACCTCGCCCCGCCCGCCTTGTGGCCGAGCACCAGGCAGATCGCGTCCATCGCCCACCACCTAGGGTAGAGGACGAACCACGCAAGCCAGCGCAGGGTATTCATGACCGCGCCATCCGTTGCAGCTTCTCGCGCATCCGCTCGGCGAAGCGCAGCTCCAGCTTCGCCGCGATTTCCTCCCAGGTTATGCGCTCGGATTCAAACAGTTGCGCCCAGCTTGTCCACTCTCCCCGAGCCCTGGCGTAGGCCTCGTAGAGGACTTGCCCGTCGGTTCTCATGGCCGCTCCGTCTTGTGTTTGGCAACCATCGCCGCGAGCGCTTCCATTCTCGCCGTGTGGCTGGCCAGGTCGAAACACTTTGGCGGAGTGTCGCCGAGGGCGGTCAACGCCTGGAGAACATGGTCGACCATCTACAGGTCGTCGTCGGGGCTCGCGATGACCAGCGCCACGTACAAGTGCGCGCAGGCGTCCAGGAGTTGGTCCTCGGTTGGTCGCGCGTGGTGACTCATCTCCCCGCCCTTCCCGCCGCCTTGGCACACTCGGCGTCGAGCAGCCTGCGCACGGCCTCAGTCGGGCTCGGGCCGAAGTCGCGCGCTCGGCGCATGATGGCCTCGGCTGTGCGCTGGCTGTTGGGCAGCACGTGGGGGATGGGGTTCGGGTCGGGGCGCGCCTGCATGCGATCGCTGTCCCGCTGGGTTTCGCGCAGCACCGAGCGGCGGGTGCTGGCGGGGAGGAAGATTTCGCAATACAGGCCGGCGCCTCGTGGACGTGGCGTTGCCATCTAGCTCACTCCCTTCTCGTGGACCTGCGCAATGGCCCGGTCCACGGCGCGCCGGCCGTAGAGCTGGCAGGCCATCTTGTAGTTCGTATCGTGCTCGAGCGCGAGTAGGGCGCGCCACTCGTCGGTCTGCTGCGTAGCCTCAGCGAGGGTGCGCGCGAGACGTCGGCTGCGGCGCCATAGGGAGAGGCCGAGGGCGCCTAGCAGCGCGCTGGCCAGGGTCAGGAGGGCGGTTGTTGTGTCCACCCTCTCCTAATTGGGCGGTCGGGGTGGTTTTAGGAAAAGAAAGTGAAAATAGTTTCGACCGCGTCACCCTCGCGGTGGCGCTTTGACTTGCGTCAATGTCAAGGGTATCTTTCAGCTATGGGCAAGAAATCGTCACAGGTGGCCGCATGGCTCGCCGCACCTCAGCCGTGCGGGTGCTTGAGCTGCGATCTGTGCGATCACGGCGACGACGAGCGAGATCGCGTTGTGCAGCTTACGCCGAGACCGACCCCGACCCCAGCAGAGCGCGAGCAGCGCAGGCTCGCGATTGCGTTGGCGGAAGAGCGCCAGGCCGCGGGTATCTAGGCAGGTCGCCAGGCGCCTCAGCATGCAAAAGGCCGCCGAGGTTTCCCAGGGCGGCCTTCATTTCGATTCTACTCCGTGGTCGTGCGGTCAGCCGTCGCGTCTAGGGACGGCCTCCCGACTGGATTCGCCATAAGCGACGCACCTGTCGATCTTGTCGGCGATGGATGCTCTCGTAGTAGAGGCTTTGGCAAGGGTGATGTCGGTCGAGGTGACGCCATCAAAGTCACGGAGAAGCACCCCCAGCGCACGAACAACGGTTTTCGTTGTATTTGCCGTCAGGCTAACGCTCTCAATCACATAGGGCTGGGCGTCCACCACGAGGCGCAGGTCAGGCGCGACGAGCGCGCACGGACTGGCCGCATAGTTCTCGCCTTGGCAGTCGGCCACCGCATCGAGCGGGGACGCAACTGCCTGGTGCAGCGGACTCAAGAGCAGGGTTGCAACGGCGGTGCAGATCAGGATCAGGTAGCGCATCGTTTTCTCCTTGGCAGTTGGTTGCCAGATGTCCAGATCATTCTTACGCTCCGGAGTTTTGGCGTCAAGAGACTTAATCCCGGCGGCGCCCGCACCAGCACGCCCCGCAACCTCCGCGCCTTTCCCGGCACTCGAGCCGCATGGCCACGACTGGCGAGAGCCGCCGGCAAACGACGTCACGCCGGGACCGGTGGTTGACGACAATGTCGAGGATGCGGAACGACCGCCCAGCTAGCCAGTGGGTCCGGGCGTGGCCACCACGGCGTCAACGAAGCACTGTGACCGCCAATCGTTCCGGTGCTCGCGCTGGACATTCCCATTCGGGTTGGCCGTGCGGCACTGTGTAGCCGCGGTTTTCCAGTCGGGCGGTACCGAGTTGCAGGCCGCGCGCAGACGGATCCACCCCGCGAGGCCCTTGGGAGCGGCCAGGCCGCAATTCCAGGCGAGATCGAGCAGCGCCTGCTGGACGCCATCGGGGAATCCGTCGAAGCCTGGAAACACGAACGGAAGGCCCCGCAGAATCACGCGCAACCTGCGGATGCCCTCGGAGTCGATGTCAGCCGGAGCTAGCCGCAGACCGTTTTTGTAGGCGTCCGCGCGCAGTCCTCCTGGCATCCCAGCGACGCGCAGAAATTCCGCCGTGATTTCGTCGCGACTCGCCGGCAGACCGTCCGCCAGGTGATGCCATGGCAGCCGGCACGCATCGTCGATGCTGGCGAGAAGAAAGCCAACTCCGCACGTCACGTTAGGGTGATCGGCGTTGTCCAGATAGAGCCAGGGCACCGTGCCCTCGAAGGGTCGCAGTCGGTCGAGCTCCAACTTTAGATCGTCGTCGGTCATCGTCATGATCCTGCCTCCTACTCGGCGCGATGAACACGCGCCTTGATGGCCGGCACATCGACCGGCTTGAGCCAGCCCGACAGGCAGCATTCCGCCTCGAACTGTTCGCGGGTGATGATCTGGATTCGCTTTCCTTGAACACGTGGCATTGCCTAGCCTCCGGTTTTGGTTTTTCCTCGATAAAGTCCACCGCGCAGAGCCGGCTCCTCGCATCCCAGCACGGGCGTGTCGGTACGATCAGCGGCACCAGAGCATGGGCCCGCCCACGGCTTGTCCTTGATCCTCACGGCATTGCAGACGCCACACCGGACGGCCGCGGGGATGGGAGCCACGTGCTCGTAGTGGCCCTGAAGGGTCGATGATCTGCCGGCGTTTCACTTGCAGGCCGCGGCCGAGGTCAATGCGGTGACGTTCCAGGGGACGCTCTTCGCTGCGTTTTCGCACACTTCCAGACAGGGCTTTCCCTGCGGCGTTGGCGTGGCGTATTCACAGCCGAGGTTGTGCCCGTGCAAACAGGCCGTGGCGCATGTGGCTGGCGCGGGTTTAGGGCACGGTTTCGTGTCGACTGGGCACGGGGTGGTGGTCGCGCAGCCGGCGAGTGCGAGCGCGAGAATCAGGGTGATGGTTTTCATTGTCCAATACCTCCTGGCAGTGCAGTGACGATCCAGATGTCGCGCGCGCCGTACATCGAATCGGCGAAGTAGTCGTAGCTCATCCAGAAGCACCCGGGGCCAGCTTCCGGGTCGCACCACGAATCGGACCACGAGTTTTTGATCTTGAGCCGCCGGCCCGCGCGGTCGTGCCCAACTACCGTCAGCGCATGCCCACCTGCGATCTTGTCCGTCGGTCCAGGTGCCTGCACGGTTCCGCTCGGCTGCGTTGAACAGAATGCCTCGCTGACCGTACAGCCAAACACCACGGCGAAACCGCCTGTCAAAGCTCTCTCCACATCGGCGAGAAGCGACTCTCCGGTCGTGCTTATGGGGTGGTAGTTCAGTCCCACGGTGCCGCGCGAATCGTAGGCGAGGCGGTCCACCGCTGGCCCGGGGTCGTCTTTGAACTTCGCCACATCGTAGGGCCACGCCGTCTCGGGCGGAACACCCTTGGCGGCCAGCATGGCGAACGCGTCGCCGATGTTCCCGCCTGCGTCCTGGTCGAGCGTCCCTTCGATGTACCGAATCGATCGGTAGAGCCACAACCGCGCCAGCACAAATGCAGCCATGGCGGCAGTCACCATCGCCACGTAGAGCGCTTGCGCCGGGGCATTCGACTGGCAACTGCCGATAGAACCTTGGTCTAGGTCGCAGGTCCGGACGCTGATGTCGCTGGTCGGCGCGGGATCGATGTCGGCCAGGACGCTGTCGCCCGCCTCTGGCATTGCCCGGCGAAGCGCGCGGACCTGCTGCTCGATGGTTGGCGGCGTCCAGCCGCAACGTGGGTCGGTCATGACTGCACCATGGGCCGAGTATGCTGCGGCGGTTTGCGGGCGCGTGTGCGTTCCCTGACCTTCGCGATGGCCACCGCGGTGACTGGGCAAGGATCCTTCCGGATGCCGCCAGAATGATTGCGATGTTCAAGCACTGCCGAACCGTCGACCGTGCTGCGTGTTCGCGATCCTGGTCGCGCGTGGCGATTGCGTCCCATCATCGACCTTCCCTTGCTTCGGCCTTGGCCTGCGCCTTGAGCTTCTTGGACTGCTCAATTGTGCTGGCCCACGAGCCGGTCAGGAAAAACGAAACAAGCATCTGCTCGGTGTAGTCGCCGGTCGTCGGGTCCTTGAAAATCTGCATCCCTGGCCCAATACCGAAGTTGTCGGCCACGACGAAAATCAAGTTGCCCTGACCGGCATTCGGCGCGTTGCTGTTGGCGGCGAATCCGCCCACGGCCTCAATCGAGAGAGGTACCGACCATCCGGTGTAGCGGCAGCCGGCGCCGCCCCCCAATGATACGCCCTGCTGAAACGTCGAGGTCTTGACGTTGAGCTGATAGCCCGTCAGCGCGGCTACGGGGCTACACGTCCAGGTGTCCGAGATGACGTAGCTCAAGCCCTCCCAGTGCGCCGGGGTTGCAGTTGGCGCAGCCAGCACTGGCACGGTCTGCCCTGGGGTGTTCGTCCCTGGCGGGATGGGCGCCGAGAGCACGTAGTGCTGGCCGGGAGGCGATGGGGCCTGCGCGTGCGCCTGCGTGGCGCCGAGAACGGCGTAGGTCGAGATAATCGCGAGCAGAAAGGCAAATAGAAGTCGTCTCATTGGGTGGGTCCTTTCAGGTCTTAGTGGGGTTGGTTGGCGTGGCGGGTTTCGAGTACCTCGATTTGGCCACGCCGGTGATGTCCTCTGATCGGTCGATGCCGGTCGACACCACGCCGGGCCCGGGCGCCACCTGCGACGGGTCGACCGCAACTGAAACAAGCGAGGCCTGGCCGGCGCTTGTGGGAGGCTTGATCTGCACTACTGACGAGCCGTCGAGCAGCGGGATGATCTTTTGGAATACGTATTGAAGCCGTGACAGCACGCCGACGGCGCTGGCCACGAGCAATGTCACCTTCCACGATGCGGGGAGGTTCTGCCCAACGACGACGAGCACCGGAATCGCCAGGGCGAAGAAGGCGCCCACGCCGTTGACGACTTTGCTTCTATTCAGCGTCTTGAGGAATTTCCAAATTGCGGTGAAGAGTTCTCTCATGATTTGCCTTTCGTTTCGGGGATTGTGCGTAGGTCAGCGCTCGACGTTTTGAGCAGTTTGAGCCCGCTGTCGCTAGCCAGGAGCTTATTCGCGAGGTCGTCAAGCGCGGCGCTACGCCGTTGGCTTTCCGCAGTGGCAGCGCGCACAGCCTCGATGAGTTCGCGGTTGCTCTGCTGCAAGTCGAGCACGCTCCTTTCGAGCGCTGTCATCCTGGTCATGCACGTGGCCTTGGTGCTCGGGTAGCACGGTGGCGCCCCCGTCGGCGTGAGCTTGCGAACCGAGCCGCTCATGGGCTTGGCGCCTCGGCGTAGTGGACCTTTGCCGTCGTCTGCTCGACGTTGATGTGCATGCCGGGCGGGATGCGCTTGTCCAGCTCCAGTGTGATGGCCCCGACGATGGCGTACTTGGCCACGAAGATGCCGATGGTACCGATGATGGTGATGATAATGGGAAGCGCCCACTTGGCGAAATTAAGGCCGTCACGAATCGACTTTAGCGTTGCCTCGGCGGCCACGATTCTACCCCAGAACACGCCGTCCTTGTCGGCCCTCTCGCGGTCACGTCGCGCGCATTCCTCCATGCGCTCCTGGGAACACTCGTGCGCATGCTGGGCGTCCAGCTCCATGGCGTCGCCGATGGTTGCCGGGGCGGTGCGCGGAACAGGCTCCGGGGTGATTGTGCTGTGGCGTTTGTGGTCGCTCATTGGTTGCTACTCCAGCTTTTCGCCGGTCGTCTTCTTGTCGTCGGGGTGGGGCACGGGGTGCTGCTCCGTCAGATCCTTGCCGAGTGTCGCGGGATTTGGGTGGCGGGGGAAAGCTGGCTCGTCGGCACCTTGCCATCAACAAGCGACGCAGCCCCCACATCAGACGCTTCCAGCGAAATTGGACACGTGAGAGACTTGCCGTTGACCGTCGCGCTGGTCATCACGAAGCTATATCCCAGCGACACCCACGCCGTCACCCCATCGCCGACCTTGGTACCCGTTGTCGTGCCGGAACCATCTACCTCCAGCCCCGTCTCGCCTGCTGCAAGGACCGGGTTGACCGAGGTCCAGTTCGCCGCCGTGTCTCGTCTCAGTTGTATTTTCGTTGCCATGGTGTGTTTCCGTTCTTGACTATACGCCGTTTCGTGGGCGCGTGGCCATAGTCATCAGTTGTGGGAGTTCATTTTGTTTCTTGCGCTGCAGGCGGTCTGCTCCTCGCGTTCGTCCGTCTATGCCAAAAGTTTCCAAGCAATTGTTGGGTATACCTCTATTTCACCAATGCCCGTATAAGAGCCCGCCGTTGCCGTCATGTCAACCTTCACATAGCGGGCATTGGTCGCGGTGAACGGAATGTCAATCCAGAGCCCACCTATCGCTACGCTCCCGGTAATAGTTGCAGCAGCGGTGAATGTGATGTTGTCGGTTGACAGTGAAATCACCACGGGGTCAGGCGCGTTAACTCCATAATTTCCACCACCGACGTGAATCCTTACCTTGCTTATAAGGCTAGCGCTGCCAAGATCGACCTTTGCCCATACCGTTTTCGCAGATCCCGTGTTGTTGTGAAAGCCTGTCGAAAATTCCACCCCTGGAAGCAGGACCGTGCCGTTCTGATTGATAAGACCGTCCGTGAGTGTTCCGTATATCCACTCAGGAGTTTCTGAAAATGTCACAGCTTTAGTCAATGCGATGTTGACGCCTGACATTCCCGTCCAACACAAATATAGATGCCCACCTGCGCAGTCGTAAACCAATTGCGCAGTGGTTGAATCGGAGGTCGGAACACCTGTTGGAACTCCGCTGCAAATTGGGATACCCAAGAACCCGCTCACGGCAGTTGTGGCGAGAATGGCATCCGCCAACTGCGCGCCACCAGCGGCCAAGAGGCGGCCGTTCCAATCCATGGAGCCTATCAGGCGCTCGTTCGGAGCGATATACGGGCTATTATCGTCGTAGTAGGCAAATGGACCTTTGTTCGAGGCCCCCCGCGCACAGATTATTTGAGCATCGGATGTGTCCGTGCGGATAGCAATTGCTGGCTGAGTCTCAACACCGTGTATCTGTAGAGTTGGGCACGCACCGTCTGCGGTTGCCGGCCAGGAAATAAACTGGCCGCCGCAATTTGTCCAAAATCCTGGGTAACCTCTACCTCCGATGTACGTCTCATAGTGCCCGCCCTCCGGATGACCAGGTACTCTGAGTGCTCCCCGAACTAGTAATGCCGTGCTCGGACCACTCAAATCCGATGCCGAGTTGTCCACCACAAAATTTTGGAGGACGCCTCCCACTACTGTAGCAACACCGGCAGGAATCGCCCCCGGCGTGGAGGCGGTGGCGATGGGAAGCTGGCTCGTCGGCACCTTGCCATCAACAAGCGACGCAGCCCCCACATCAGACGCTTCCAGCGAAATTGGACACGTGAGAGACTTGCTGTTGACCGTCGCGCTGGTCATCACGAAGCTATATCCCAGCGACACCCACGCCGTCACCCCATCGCCGACCTTGGTACCCGTTGTCGTGCCGGAACCATCTACCTCCAGCCCCGTCTCGCCTGCTGCAAGGACCGGGTTGACCGAGGTCCAGTTCGCCGCCGTGTCACGCCTCAGTTGTATTTTCGTTGCCATTTATGCGTGTCCTTTGTCAGTGGTGGGAGTTAAATCGCCTGTGGCAGGCGCGTTCAGTCTCCTGCCCCAAGTATAGCTGGGTTCGTGGAAATCCAGTACAAGTTTGGTCGTGAGTTCCATGGGTGGTTCCTATTGCAGAGAGCTTTCGGTTCTATGTCCTATCGAATCCATCCGGTCATTGCCTGGTAGGTGAACACGTCGGACCCACCTGGGTTCGAAAGCGTGCACGAGCCCGCGGCGGCATACGCATTCAGGGTGATCTTTTCCGTTCCTGAATAAGTCTGATCGACGCTGTTTAGCCAAGCCTCAACCACTCCGCCTGACGGCATTTTATACGTCGAGCTGTCCAAAGGACTCGTGTTGCTGTACATGGACACCACGCAGGAGTCAGTCGATGCTCCAGCGTTCGTAAGTGAGAATTTGGCGGACAGGCTGTACCTCCCATGCAAACTCTTCCCAGACGTCCAGACGACCGTGTTTGCCGTCGTGACGGTGGATGGGGAAAAGAAAATGCCGTCTGTCGTGACCCCAGGGTACTCGGCGCGCTGATTCACCCATGGGCCATTAACAGAACTGTAATGCGGGTAGTTCGCACCAAGGTGGACGGTTGACAATACTCCAGTGGTGTACGCCGAGGCGGCAACGCAGAACTGGTAGTCTGGTTTTAGAAGCAGTCCAGTTGGCAATGGAAGGGTGGCTTGCAGTAGCTGCCATTTGTCCGTGGTGACATTGACCGTGATGGTTGGGAACGAGACTTCTCCGGTAGCGTTCCCGTCTGTGCATGTCGAGAAGAAGAGCTTAATTTGAGCCGCGTTGTCGAGTTCCGTTCTCGCCCATAGGTTGATCAGCACGTTGCCGGCTGGAATCCATGTGTAGCCGGAGTGCACCCCGTGGTGGTTGACCAGCGAGCAGTTGCCTCCGTTCGATCCGAGCCCGTTGCTGTTGTCGCACAGGGTGGTAAGCGAGACTGGTGTTGAACTCGTAGGCGCTGCGACAAGGTCGCTGGTTCCAACGTCGCCAGTTGGGAAGGTCGTGAATGCTGGGGCCGGCTGCGTGCCCGTGTTGATGATTCCATTGACCAGGAATAGGTCACCACCTGGAACCGATGGCGGCGAGTATGTGACGGTGGGGCTGCTGGCAACCGTTGCCGACGTGGACGTGCCAAGGGCGGTGGCGGTGAAGGTGCCAGCTGCATAGCCGGTGTCTGTCACCGTGCCGGTAGCCGTCGAACCCACCGATAGTGTGGCTGTGCCCGTAAGGGTTAGGCTCGCCGTTCCGGTTTTGGTGACGCTTGCCGTTCCTGTCTGCGTGAGAAGGACCGTGATGGTTCTCGTTCCCGTGCCGGTGCTTGTTGCTGTCTGAGCCCACGTCCCTGTAATCGTGACGGTAGCAAAGTTAGTCCATTGAGTAGTATTTGTAGCAGTACCAGCCAGCGCAGATGTGAAAGCGGAGGTGCGCGTGGTGGTTCCTGTATTGATTGTCGACACGGTTGCGGTTCCAGTTCCAGCACTTCCGTCTGTTGCTGTGACAGTCGCAGTTTCCGTTACAGTTGCCGTCACAGTTGCCGTCGCGGTCGACGTGTTGGTTCCCGACATATTCGAAGTCTTGGTGCTTGTCGGAGTGTGATACCACAACACAACTAAAGTCATGGTTTGGGTCCTGACGGCTGTCGAAGTCGACGTGGTTGTGACCGTGATGGTATTGGTGTTGATTTGTCCGCTCACGGTGGCCGTGTCGCTCACACTCGTAGTGTCGGTGGCTGTCCCAGAAGCCGTTCCAGTGAACGTAACAGCCCCTGTACCTGTCCCAGTGCCCGTTCCGCTGCCCACGCCGTACTTCGTGGCCGTCGTGGTGGACGTGCCAATAAAGCCAACGCCGTTGATTCCGTAGAGGGTAGAAGTATCCGACGCTGTCGCCGTGACGGTGGCCGAAACTGGCTGCGCGCTGGTCTGGTAAAAAGTCCCCGTGCCAGTGGCAGTAGCCGTCGAGGTCGACGTGCCAGTCTTTCCCGCGCACGTCATACCCACCGGGCACACAACCGTGATGGTCACCCAGTCGTTGCCATTGCCGGCGCCGTTGCTCACCATGACCGTGCCAGGTGTGCCCGGGGTCGCGGTCCCGATGTCGGTCGCCGCCACGGTCGCGGTCCCGTCCGCCGTGAGGGTCTTGGTCGCGTTCGGGAAGACCACGGTGGTGTTTCGCTGCTGCGACTGCAACAGCTTGTGGTCGTTCGCGCAGGTCACCGCGGGTATGGTGGCGCGCGGGCAGTCGGCGGCCATGGCAATGGGGCCGACTACAATCCCGGCGAGAGCGAAGGCGATCAGTACGTGGGTGGCTAGGGTTCGCATCGCTATGAATGTCCTCCGTCAATGGTTGAAGTTGAATCGCCCGTGGTCCCGCCGTCGATTGCGCCCGTGAAGCTGCTACTGGAACCTCCGCCGCCGATGGCTGGCACCGTGTAGGCCTGGTAGGTCTTGAGGCGCCACCGAAGCTCGGGGCTATTGAGCACGAACCACAGCGAGGCCGGGCTGTCGAATTCCAAATCCTCCGTGGCGCCCGCGACCGCAGGAAGGGCGAGCGGTAGAAACGTGGACCCGCCTGGGGGTGTCGCTCCGTCGCGCACGATGACCGATGCACCCGGAAGAGCATTGACGATCTCTACGAGCATCTCGAAGCAATCTGGGATGGGCGTTCCGTCGGTCCAAGTTGAAGAGATTCCAAGTAGGTCACCCACCGACGTCCAGCGGATACAGCTTGATCGCCACTTGCCAGTGGCCGTGTCCATGGCTGGCCAAAGCCACGCCGAGCTGGTGGTGACGTCAACGGCCGGCGTGATGGCGCTCTGGGGGTGCTGGTCGAGGAGGTCACGCCCGCTCAGATCCTGGTGACGCCCGGTCGACGCCCCGGTGACTGCCATCTGAAACGGTACCGTGATGCGGGTCAGCCATCTTGGTCCATTGTACCGCAGGTGAGCTATGACCGGAGTTGTGCTGGTGGTGTGCAGGACCGCGACGGCTTCCAGGCTATCGGTGGGAGCGATTGTGTGCCCAGCATCTGCGAACTGAAATGATAGCGCCGCTTCCACCGTCGTCGAGATGGGCGGTGACTCCATCGTGAAAAGCAGTGTTGCCGTGTTGGCGTTCCAAATTTGCCAGCGCAGCGTCGTCACGCTTCCCGCCGAAGGCGGTGTCGACGGGTCTATCCAGAAACCCTCATTGTCTGACGTCCACAGGCCAGCTGGGAGGGCTCCCAATGCTGGGGTTCCGACAGTCGTCTCGAAATATTGTGGGAAGCTGACATCGCCCGCGGTCGCTGTCACGGTCATCACGTAGGAGCCGCGGTCGGCCCCCATGCTCGCGAGTTGCGGGGAGGTCAGAAGGTCGTACAGCGTGGCCGGCGTGTAGCTCGACGAGACCGTGAAGGTCGGATCGTCGGCGTCCACCGTCGTGACGACTGCCGTCTGAGTAAAGTAGTCGTTGTTGTGCGTGGCTCCCGAGAATGGGCAGACAATCTGCACGGCCATGTTCTGGTGAAGACCCGCAGGCGTGTTGGCGTCGATGGCTCTGCGAATGACGGGCTTCGATGCATTGTACCCTGGCAGGCCGTTCCATGGGCTTCCGTCGTTGTTGTGAATGCCACAATCAACTACCTCGTAGATGCCGTCGTGAACCGTCTCGCCAGTGGTAAATATGCGATCCCCATCCTTGGCGAAATTAGGCGAAGACACGCCATCGAATTGCAGCGGGCTGGCGTAAGATGCACGCCACGTACTCACCCCGGCGATCTGGGTTGGAGTAGATCCCCAGAATGCGGCATTATTGACGAGCCCTTTGCACGACGCCCGCAGGTTCGTATCAGGTATCGCGGCCGGGTAGAGCGTCGAGCCGATGACGGCGGGATCATCCTTCGGGTGAACGTGATCGCTTGGCGACGCTATCGGGCTCACACCAGTGTTTGCGACACCCGGTGGCCGCGGAAGCGTCACGTGGTCGGCAATGTCATCGATTCGCGCGGCACCATCGCTTGCAGAGGATCGCCCAAGATGCTTGATCGCGTTCCCCCCCATGTCGTGGGGTACGCTCGCCGGGCCTGTGCGGTTCCCTTGGGACATCTAACCTACCAGGCGATGATTCGCCCTGTGGCGTTGTAGACATGGCCAAGGTCAATCGCTCCTTCGAAACGAAATTGCACATTCACCTGGTCAGATCCACCCGTGACCTGATGGGCCTTGCAAGTGTAATTGTCAGGAACGGTGTTCGGCGTCGCATTGACCATGAGGTACCATGTTTTCCCGTTCAGCGCTGTATTGGCAGCCCCAGTAAACGACACAATAGGCGTACCGAAATTGTATGGGACTCCATCAAGACCAAAGAGAATCTCCGTGAACATTCCGTTTTTGATGATCGATCCGGATGCCGATCCATAATCTGCGCTTATGTCCGCAGGGGTGGCCAGCGCAGCAGCAGATTGCGCGGCTGCTATGAGTGCGTTTATTACCGTATTGGTCGGAATCACCCGCCGAAAGTATGCGATCCAGTCGAGGGGGACCTTGAGCCCCTGAAGAAATGTCGATGCCGCATCAGGATCGCCGTCCACCGGAAGTGACCCGACGGGATCTCCTCCCGTCGTGTCCCCCAGACTTGGGGCCGGAGATGGGGACTGTGCAGCGATTGAATTTCCTGTGTAGCTTGACGGCATTGATTTACTCCAGATCGATGAACCGTGCCCCGTTTGTCCCGAGCACGTGCCCGGACATGCCGAGCGTGTTTGTGATGGGCCACCCAAGGCAGCGCGACGAAGTTTCCTGCGGAACGATCACGCAGCCAGCATAGTGCGCCCCGAGCTCGTTCCATTGCTGGCAAATCTGGTTCAGACAAGCCTTCACGGGGTTGCCGGCGTCGTTGACGAGTGTCGGAACGTCCACCGGGAAGAGCAGGCACCAGCGCGAGAAGAACTGATCGCGCGCGTCCAAGGTGAACCCGGTCATGCCCCCGCTCGGGACCGTGCCGTCCAGTCGCTGTCGGTTCACGCACACCCCAGCGGGGCCAGTGTATGCAACCACGCCTGGTGACGTTGGCAGGCTGTAGATGCGCCCGATGTGATTGATGATGAATGACCCCGTCGTCCAGTAATTGGGCGGCGTCGGGATGACCGGGAAGCCGGCGTAGTACAGGGCCGTCAGGACGCCGCACGGGGTCCCCGCCCGCGCCCATGCGTCCCAGGCGGTATCGAGGCGGGGTGCATAGGTGGCATCGGCCTCGTCGGAAGCTGCGGGCGCGCTCCCACCCCTCGGCATCATGCGGTTGTAGCCGATGGCGTCCAGGGCATCCGAGGCGCCGGCGGCAAGTGCGCCCTTGGGCCCGCGGACCGCGTTCGCCAGCTTCATCTTGGCGATCTGGTCGTCCAGCACCTTACCGACGCTGCCCCAGTAGGCGTTACCCACGGGGTCGTGCATGCCGGCCGGGCCGAATGTCGGAGCCTGGAATGCTGCCTCGTATGTTCCTCGAGCTGCCACTTAGGCGACCTCCTGCCAGGTCAAGGCCAAGCTCGGACGGCCATTCGGATCGTCGGCAAGAGTCGCCAAGCTATTCTCGCCGATCACGATGTCACCGTTGCTGGTGGTCGACAATCCGCCAGAAAGCGCAAGGCCGCTCACCGTGTAAGCGCCGGCATCAATCAGCGAATCCTCCAGCATTTCCAGGCGCACGAGATGGCCCGGCATGTCCCCGCCGATGGGAAGTCCTGCGAGGTATGCCAGCCATGCGGCATCGGCTGCGACCTTCACCGCTGCCGTGGTTCCGCGCTTGCACATCGCGATCCCCGACATCGCGATGGGAGCGGTGGCGGCTGCCTGAATCAGCGCTGATTCGGTCATGGACAGCAGCTTGTCGACGAATCCCTGCACCAGCGCTACCTGGGTGGGGGTCGCAGTTGTGGTGGCGCCGGCAATGTACGCGTTTTGTTGGCCGGCGATCTGGTCGCTCGGCACCGAGTACATCTTCGATAGGCCCAGCGGCGGGACGTTCGTGGCCGAGCACTCGCGAATCCAGGCGAGCAAGCGGTTGGGCGTCGGGACATCAGAGAGCGATGGCCAACGGTCGAGGCACCGCTGTGCGAGTGACGTCAGGCTCTCCTTGTCAGCGCCCGCCTGGAGCAGTGGCGAACCGGGCAGGGCGATGATCCACGTGTTGCCGGCCAGGAAGGATGTTGAGCCCGATGCCCCATCCACGAACCCGAAGGTCGCATCTCCCTGGGTGTAGCTGGCCGTGATGGTCGCGCCCGCGTAGACGGTCTTGGTCAACCCCTGGAATACCGTCACGTCCATGCGTGCGTCGCCCGAGTCGATGCGCCCCGATTGCGTGATGCGGATTTGTACCGTCCTTGTCGAGGTCGTGACGGTCGTGGACGTGAGCCCAATGGTTCCGCTGCCTGTCAGGCCCACGTAGGGATTTCCGCCTGGCGTTGGGGCATTGTTCACCGATACGCCGGGCAGCGGGGTGACTAGCGCCACAATTGAGCCTGCGGCGTCGAGGTAGCTCGAACCCGGATTCTCTGCCTGGAACGTCGCCGTCACGCTGCCACCATCGGGTATCGTCACGCTGGCCGCGTTCAGGTAACGATTTCCCGTCGAGGGCGAGTAGGCGATCATTGTGCCGGCGGCGCGCGTGTAGGGGCCTGGCCCGGCGGTGCAGGTCAACGTCAGCACCTGCTGCGAGAAGGATGCCGCCACCCGCGACCGGTTGAACTGGCTCTGTGCGAGCAGTTCCATCCACCCTTCGACCAGGTTGCCGTTGGCATCAACCAGCGTCGTAGCGTACTGAAGGAATCCTCCAGCGACGATGTACTGGATCAGGTTCTCGCGATCGAGCATCCCCGTCGCGATCATCTTCATGTGCGTGCGCTCGAAGCTGCCTTCATTCCAGTCGGTCACGGGGAATTGCACGCCAGGCTGTCCCTCGATCGTCGCCTGTTGGAGCACCGCAATCAGGAGCGCTTCAATCGTTGCTTGGTCGCGCGTCTGAAGTAGTTCGGCAAGCGTTGTCATTGGCACCCCTAGAATAGCGAAACGTTTACCTGTTTCACAAGCACGTCGAGCCCGTCGGTTGAGCTTTGAATCGTCAGCTTGACCTGTTGAATCCCAGACGGTTTGGTGAATGTGACCGTGTTCCCGATGGTCGCATAGCTGCCCGACGTCGTGATGGTTGCGGTGGCCACCACGGTGCCATCGAGCGCGCCAGCTGTTCCACCCACCCGGATCCTGACGGTCCCGGTGCCGCCGCTCGGGACTTGTCCCAAGAAGCTGAATTCGAGCGCAACCGGGTTCGATGTGAGCCGGCTAAAGTCGACCTGGTCGCCGTCGGCGAACTGCTCGCTAGCCACATCTGAGGCATAGAATCCATCCAAGTTAGGAACGAGGCCACCGCCGCTTCCGCCCCCAACGCTTGCCCCTGGAACTCCGGGCGCCCCTTGCTGGCCAGTCTGGCTCACGATGGTGATTGGCTCTGACACCGCGGAAGCGCCGGCCGGGGCCGCCCCCACGAGCCCGCGGTTGAGCAGCCCTTGGCTAAGCTGGCTCACCGGGATAACCATCGCAAACGGGCCGGACGAGCTGGTACCACTGAGGAAGATCTGGGTCACCTGGGCGCCGCCCTGGGCCGAGCCCGAGGCACTCACGATCTGCGCCTGCGCGCTTTGCACCCTCGAATCCTTCAGCACCTCGGCGACGATGGCGCTATTCTCGGCCGACATGATCGCCGTGGTGGTCTTGCCGTTGAGGCGCGAATAGATGTTGTGCCCGTAGTCGGCGTTGTCATTGACGCTCGCCAGACAGCCTTGGTCAGTCGTGAGCCTGCGCAGAAGGGCCGCCTGCAAGTTCTCCTGCCCCCAGGACAGGCGCATCTTGAGAGGGAAGGCCGCCGGCCAGTAGATATCGACGCCCAGGGGATCGCCGTTCGCGCTCATCGGTGTCTCCGTGCGTAGATGGTGCCGTAGGCCTTACAAGTCGAGGTGCCGAACTTCGCCCGCGCTACGAGGTAGGCCGTCGTGGCTCCCGAGACGTTGATCCTGATCGGCATGATGGTCAGTACCGAGTCGACCGTCACGTCGATCACGGCGTTGGTCCCAGCCCCGGCGCGAGTGACCACGCCGGCATTGTTCAGTGGCAGTGTTCCCGTGGTCGTATTGATGCCGGCGCTCAAGTAGCCCATGGTCGTGGTGCTGGCAAGAGTGAATGCGACCGAGCCCCACACGTCCCAGTCCCCGGCTGTGAGGGATATGCTGGTCACGTTCGCACTGGTCACGGAGGTGAGTGAGACTGAGGCAACGGTGGCCACCGTTGCAGTGATGACCTCTCCCACGCTTCCCGATTGGGCACTGTCGGCCGCCGCGGTCCCCTGGATGCCCTTGGTGGTCGACGGTGCCAGCACCCCAGGCACAGAAATGACGTCAGCCGCTTGCGCCTGCTGCGTCTTCCCCGATGCCAGAACTAGGACCGTCGTTGTTGCCATGGCTTACAGGAGCACTGGTTGCGCGACGTCGAATTCCAGATCGGTAGTTGAAGACGCGATCCCGATGAAAACCACGAGCTGTCCTACGGTGCTCGGGGCGGTGGCGGTCAACTTTCCGGGGTTGGCAGGATCGAGGTAGTACGACGTCCCGGCCACGAGACCTCCCGACGTTCCCGCGACCGCGTCCCACTGGGTCGTCGTAGCAGTTGCGACGCCTCCAACGCAGCAGTTTCCCGTGCTCGCCGCCGCCGTGGTGGCGTCCAACCAGATTCCGATCACGCGCGCCGTGGCTGCCGCGTTCGCTTGGGCGCGCTTCGCGGCACTAGCCGCCGAGATGTAGACGGCCATTCCCGCCGTCAGGGCCGTAGATGCCTCCGCGTTGGTGAAAACCCGGTTGTCGTACTGTGCTGCGGGTACAACGATCCCATCTCCCGTTTGCAATTGTTGGATTTGTCCGTTGACGATGACGAGGGGAATTCTTGTGGCCATTGGGGTCTCCTAAAGCAGAACGGGAGCGGTTGGGGAGATTTCAAGCTGGGTGGTTGATAGGGCAAGTCCGATGCTGACGACGGACTGACCCGGAACAGTGGGGGCCACGGTCGACATTGCCCCAGGATTTGCACCAAGGAAGTAGCGCGCGCCCTTGGTGAGGGTGGCCGCCCCGATGGCTGCGGTCCAATCGGACAGCATGAGCGTGGTGGTCGCCACCGGAGCGGCGAACGTGGCAAGGGTCGCAGACTGTGCTAGTCCAGCCACCATTGACGCCGCGAAGGCCGCAGCGCTGGCGAGCTTGATTTGTCCAGAGGTGGGATCGACGTAGATTGGTTGGCCAGCGGATACGCTAACCGCTGCGACGATGGTCAATGGCGAACCGCCAGCGGCGACGCCGGCCACTGCGGTGGCGATGTCGGCGGTGAGCTCCGCCCTGGTAGCATCAATCGCGCTGCCTACAGTTGCAGCGACCACAGCATTGGTAGCCTTGGCTCCTAGCGATCCGTTCGCCGCCCCCTGCGCAGCCGCAGCACCCAGAGATGCGATGATCGCGGCGGTGTTGTTCAACCTCATGTGACGTTCACCGTGGGCGAGAGGTATTGCGCCGTCGCGAATTGGGTAACCGCGGCGAGAAGCGGTGGAGTTGCCAGGTTAATCGGATCGGCTATGAGCTGAATGCTAGCCACGTACTGAGTGAGGGCCGTCAGGAAATTTACGAGCGCTTCGACCTGCAGATCCCCCTGCGGCACCGGGTGGCTGGCCGCCGCGCTGCCGAGGTTCAATCGCTCGGCCTGGAAGGAAACCTTGAGCGGGACGAGCCCACCCGACCAAAGCGCCGCGAAAGGCTTGTCTGGGCGGCCATCGTCCCACCCGACCACGAGATAGGATCCCATCTCAACGGACACGCGGGCGCCCGGTATCCCGTGCCGCAGCGGTACCCCGGCCATGTCCGGCAAGGTCGAATCGTCCGGCCGCACGTCCACCACATCGGCGTCACCCGACTGGGCGACCACCTTGGCATGATAGAGCGGGGCGTAGCGCCACAGAGGATCTTGCACGTCCCTCATGGACTGCCATGACCGCTTCGCGCGGTCGCTGAGCCCATCGTCCGAGGAACGCACATAGAGCACCGTCGTCCGAATCTCTTCCTCGTCCAGCGTGAACGCATGGATCACGGTATCGACCTTGCGCCCGTTGAGCACGGTGCCCGGCCACAGCGCCGGCAGCGAAGAACCGATCACCTCGGCCGCGTTGGCGCCGTCCTCGACCAGGCTGCGGAAGTCCAGCGGCGAAGTGGGCCACTTCTCTTGGCCGATCCACAGGGTGCCATCGAAGAGGATGCGCCACCCAACTCCATCGCCAAGCGCCGAGCACAGGGCGCTTAGCATGGTCCCCGTGGGCGCCGCTAGGGTTGTCCAGGCTCCGAGCGCAGAGGAGAGCGTATCGGTATCTGCTGTGGCGGAAAGGCTTTGCCCGGCATCCCGTAGGAGGTCGCGGACAATGTCGCTGGCCAGCGGGCGCGAGTAGTGCTTGACGCTCGTTTCGGCGGACAGGTTCCCCGTCCCTCCAAGGATGCGCGCGTGCACGGTTCCGTCAATGACCGGGGAGCGAGAGACGATCGCCGGCATGGCCACGTTGCCCAGGTTGAGCACGACCTTGCCTTCGATGGCGTTCGCCCCAATCACGATCAGATCGGACAGCCAGATCCCGCTGCGCGGAAGGGTGACGGTCCCTTCGATCACGTTGCGAATGCTGCCGTCTGAAAGGGTTAGGCTTATCACGGCTTCACTCCCTCGGCGGTCTTGGCTGGCAATGCTGGGGCACGCGAGTCGTCGATCGCCTTCGAAATGTCGTCTTTCTCCCGGTGGATTGTCTGCCCCTTGATCTTCTTGACCGCGCTCGTCTCGACTGTGGGAAGCGGTAGGTACTCAATCGCTTCGAGCACGATTTCGCGAATGCCCAGCCCCTTGTCTTTCGGCACGCTGAATCTCTTCAAAACGAGCGCCTGAATGCCGGCCCAGTTGAGGCCAGGGTGGACAACGGAAAGCGCCCTCTCCTGTCCTTCCATCTGGCCAATGTCCTGCTTGACCCCGGCCACCTGGCCCTGGTTCCCGAGAACGAGCGTCTGAGCCGACACCTTTCCCGGACGAGTCCAAAGCGCTGGCCAGATCTGTTGCAGCGTGGCCCACTGCTCGATCGTGGAAATCTCGCCCGTCAGGGTGATCTTTGGGACGAGGTACCCGCGGGTGATGAGCGCTGCCCCGTCGTACCCCTTGGGCTTCTGCACGTCGATCTGGATGCCGGGCGAGGCGTCCACCTCCCATTTGCCCGGCAGCCAGTAGGCGCCGAGCTGGACCTTCTGCCACGGGTTGGGCGCGTAGAGTGGACCCTCGTTGCCGAGACCGTGATAGACGCCGGCCACATCGGTGTATCCGATCTCGATGTCCCAAAACGCCTGATTGACCTGCGCGATGGCGTTGGGTCCGCCGTACCCGGTGGTGTCGACGATGCCGCCAACGCCAGCGTGGGCGTACGGATTGCGCGCAGCCTTCCCGCTCATCCGCCAGCCCCAGCCATGGCGGCCTGCTTCTCTTGCGCGGAGGTCAATCCTTCCTCGACACCGCGCTTGACCGCGTGGTGGATGTCGTCGGGCGTGGCCTTTGCCCCGTTGACGTTGACCTGGACGTCGGCGCGGGCGCCGTCAATGTGGACATTGCCGTTTCTGCCACCCTCGATCAGCTTGAGGGACGGAATTTGCGAGAGCGTTGGCGGGGCGATGATCTGCCGATCTGCCTCTTCCTTCTTCTTGGTCGACTGGTAGTCGGAGAACATCCCCGCCAGCTCGTCAGCCTTGCCCGCGGCGGGAACGCTTGCGAGGCCGATCTGGTGCCCTTGGTAGCCGGTGGGCAGCTCGATGCCAGCCTGGACGATTTTGTTACCGA